CGGTTTTTATTCCTTGCGTTGTGTTTTCGGGATTTATTCCTGCTGTGGCAAAAGTTATTCTCATAGTTCCTTTGTGACTATTCACTGCATGGTGCATGCTTGTATCTTTTGTCCGCATAATGCAGGGTGTGACAGGTTGCACAGACTTGGATAAAATGGGAAATAATATAGAAAAAGATAACGAATAAACATAAATATATGACTAAAAGAGAAGCAAGAAAGGCCATAGACGGCTATTTTGGAGAAGTAAGACACAGCATTATGTTTACCAGCACCCAGAAAGGCATGCTGGCCTATGTGGAATATGAGGACTTCATGCCCGAACACACCGTGCGACGTGAACTGGAAAGTCTGCTCGGCAGCGGTTATCTGGTCAGTGTGAAACGCGAGTGCTCGCGCTCACTTTTCAAGGAGATTCTGGACTTTCTTTCGTCCGACACGAGCGGCCAGAAAACCCTTCTTATGATGATGGGAAACTACGTTTCTGCGCACCCCCTCCACAATAGCCTGTAGGGCCTGTCAAAACAAATGCAGCAAACCACTTGAGAGGTTTGCTGCATATCGCTCGAGAGGTTTGCCGCAAACCACTTTAGAGGTTGCTGGCGAATAGTTTTTAAATCTTTGTTTCAACAGTAAAAAGACAGATAAAATTAACCTTTAAAAAAGAAAGAAATGACAAATCTGACGATTGTTCTGGCAGGAATTTTTTATTGTATCCTGCTGCGTGATTTTGACAAAAGCAAGAATGTGCAGCGATCGTCGTGCGATGAACCTTCCAAAGCAGGCGGACTGCGGAGAAAAGGAAGCCGAGGAATGTGCAAAAAACATTTCTATTTATTTAAGTTCGGAAAGTTTGCACCTTTATATAGTTCGGAATCTTTGCACCTTTACACGAAATAATTTCCCTTACTGACGGAATCTTTTCACCTATTGACGGAATCATTGCACCTACATGCTTTTAAAAACCTAATAATCAATGATTTTCAGAATCTATATAATTATCTATATGTTATAATATAAAGAAACGATAGTTTCTTAAATAAGGGATAAAAAATATATCGGTCTGCTTTTATTAATGATATTATGATATAAGATATATAGTAAAGCGTAATTTGCTATAAAACAAATAGTTATACTAATAAAGGTGCAAACTTTCCGTTTTTAGGGGTAAACATTCCGTCAATAGGTACTAAGTTTCCGTGTGTATGGGTAAAGATTCCGTCATATAGGGAAAAATTTCCGAACATATATAGATTAAAGGTGCAAACTTTCCGAACTATTTTTATTCAATATTTTCCGTTTTTGGAAAATATTGTCGTTTTATTTTCCGTTTTTGGAAAATATATCTATATTTGTGCCAAATAACGAACCAATGAAGATTTATTTAGAAGAAAGATTAAAAGAGTCAGGTATAAGCAAGGATGAACTGGCAAAGAGACTGGGTATTTCCAATTCAAGTCTGACAAAGAAATTAAACGGTCCGTCACGTACTAACCTGCAATTTCTGGAAAGTGTGGCCGATGCGTTGGGAATATCTGTTTTCTCTCTTATTGATGATGAAAAATACGTGAAGGTAGGTACATTCCAGTTCGATGGGAATACTTACGAAATACGAAAAATGAACTGATAGCCTATGCGACGGAAGAAAAGCACCACCGAATCAAGCAACTCACTGATTAAAGAACTTAGCTCAGTAGAGTTTATTAAACAACCCTATCTGTATGCCATGGTAGGGGCAGATTTTTCACTCTACCAACGGAGTATTATGATAGAAATCATGAAGTCCATGCAAGACCGCTTCAATGAATTTCTGAAAAACAGACGTGCAGACGGACAAATGTCACTTTTCCCTGATGATCTGGACGATAATCAGATTCTCACATTCCGAATCAGCGCTTCCTCTCTTGGAGTAAGTCCTCGTGACTATATGTATCTTAGTGAGGCATGCGATAATCTTATGAAGATGAACTGTTCTTTTTACAGATATGATGAAGTGGGAAGACCTATTCGTACATACGCGCATCTGTTTTCTACGATTGAAATGCCTATGATTCCGGTTTCAGGCTCGAAAGAAAAAGAAAGGAGGATGAACTACGTGGAAGCGCGTATGGATGCAAAGGTATTGAAAGAACTGTGCGATTTAGGTAACGGGAAAGGTTATCTTGACCACATTTACCGAATAGCCCGTATCTGCAAACGCAAACGTACACCAAGCATTTATATTTATCTTTCCAGATGGAAAGACTTCCCAAAGAAATCGGTGGAATATGTGGAGCTCAAGAAATTCCTGGGAGTGATAACATTGGAAAATGTGGAGGTGAACGGGGTAGTTACTAAGACTTACGAAAAAGACCGATACCCGAAATTCAGTAAATTTTGTAAGGAAGTGATGGACCCGATACGTGAAGACCTCGACCGTATGGCCAGCGAAAATCAGGTGGACTTTACTTTTGATTATGAGCCTGTATATAAGGGTGCAACGAAGAGAGGAAACCCTGACGAGATATTATTTAAAATCAAGCTGAGTGAACTTGGGGAGGAAATGTCGCGTAAACGAAGACAGCAAAAACTTCCCGCCGATATTTGGGACTTGCTTCGCTCTGAATATAAACTGACGGAAACAGATGTGCGTATGCTGACCGATATGCTCTCTGAAGAACTGATGAACGATTTCCGGGCCGAAGTGCTGGCACTTCGTGACCGAATGAACCGGTATAAAGTAAACAATCCGAAAAGTTATGTGGTGACTTCACTCAAGAATTTTATTATCCAGCACACTCCGGAGGCAAAAGAAACAAAAGAAGATAATAGGGTAGAGGAGAAGAAAACCGTCAAGCATAAAACAATAAGCGAGGAAGATAAAAGCCGATGGATGGCATTTATGGAACTTCTTCAAGGTTCTGTAAGTCCGGTTGAATTTAGCACCTGGCTGTCGTCGCTTGAATTTGTTTCGCTTAATGGTGAGGAAGTGACACTATCTGTACCGGCTGCATACGTAGCGACTTATATTGACGAAAAACTGAGTGCACCATTTAAGCAAGCGCTTAATGCAGTGTATGGTGAAGATGTAAAACTACTTTATGAAGTAAGAAAATAACGAATAAATCCCGGAACGGAAAGCACCGTCCCGGGATTTTGTTTTCACTCCACATAGTCCTTCGTGTCGACGCAAAGCTCTACTTTTTGTACATCGGTCAGTTCGACGAAGACCGCATACCAGTTGTTCAGGAAAGGGCCGTAGGTAGAATAGTGAAGCTCTTCCGTTTCAAGGTTTATGTTCCGGAAAATATTCCGTTTTTCCTGCTGCTCACGGAGCCATGCAAGGAACTTCTGCATGTGCATCTTCGCTTCCTGAATGGCTTCGTATGACTGCTGCTTGTCGGTAGGATTCATATTTCCCGTTTTAACGAGGAAATAAATCACGTGCACAGGTTTGTCCATACCACCTTTAATCGTCCCGTCCTGGGCAAATTCGTAGCCCACACAAGGCGATTTCACGTCGGGCAGCTTGCTCATGAACGAGGGAATAGCTACAATGTTGTCGAAAAGGAAAAACCGTTTGTTCTTTCCAGTTTCTCCGGGCGTATGAAGCATGGGCTTGTACTTCGTGGCCCATTCTTCGATGATTTCTTTTAATTCTGTCATGGGGTTCTTTTTAGTTTGATTAATGTAAATCTCTTTATACCAGGTGCCACATCTTCAAAAAACATGGAGTAGGGGCGTGCGTACACTTTGTTGTCTTTTAGTGACCTGTAGACAACCAGCTTTTCCTTTGTTTCTGAATGCGTGGCTATATACAAAAGCTTGTATATTCCGCCTTTAAAATGCTTGTAAAGTTTACCCATATCATTTCATCCGGAATTTATAATCACTTCGTTTAAACTCGTCCTGGAAAGAAACCAGTACGCCGTTTTCGATGAAGTCCTGATAATAGGAAGACACGAGCACTTCCAGTCGCTTTAGTTGATGACGAACCTCCATGGCAATGATAGGTCGTGACTGGCGGTCGCCTTCTTCTTTCCATTTTTTATACAATTTCTTGTAATGGGCAAATTCGTCTCTATCCACATCTTCAATGGGCTGTCCCGCACCGACACCCATATCCACGAAATACAGGTAATAGTTGAAGAAGAAGGAAATCTTCTTTGTGTCACCTCCGGCCCCATTGAACACTTTGGCATACATGCGACGGTAAGATTGTCCGGTACTCCGTTTGGCTGCAGGCGTATTGCGGTATCCGATGTACGGACCGGGGAATCCCCCCGGCCATACATGCTGTGTTTCGAAGTTGGTCTGAAGCTTCCGGATCATGTTGTTGGCCCAGTGCGTCAGATCCAGGAACTCATCCTTTACCGCCTGACTGATGGTTTTCTGTTCTGACATGGCTTATACGTAGTTTAATGGATTTTCAAAAATATCTTTTATCATTTCCTGTTTGCATCCTTTGAACCATTTGAAAGGTTCTTTGCAGTAACTGATACCGATGGTTCCGGTTGTAGCATAAAACGAGATTAGAAGAGGAAGCACAGGGTCACGGTAATTTGACGAAAGGTTCTCCGGATTGTTTGACTCTTTATAGAATCCACATTCCAGTGCAATTTCATCCACCTTATCTTTCAATACTTTGGCGTAACCGTTTTTATTTGATTGCTTTTTCATACATTTATACTTTTATGTTTTTATGTAAAAGTAGTTTTCTAAATTACTTCCTTTTCTTTTAGTCTTTTGTTCACTTCTTCATACACAGAGTAAAACATATATTTTTTACCTCCGCACCTGGTACCCCTTCTTAAAGAAGCAAATAACGCTGACAGTCCAACTCCGTTCTTTCTCGCACATTCAGCTACCGAATAATACACTTCTCCTGTTTCTAGTGCAATTACTTTTTTGCAGATTCCAGGAGGTGATTTGCGGTGTGGTCCAAAATTACTATCAGGGTTGTTTATAAGCCTTAAACAGTTTTCTCTCGAAAGCTGTCTTCGTCTTTCCTGACGTTCTTTTGACCATTTATGGAAACCATTGTTTAATTTATGTCCCTTACGGAAATGGCCTGTTCCTATTTCATGGTTAGGATCAGGAGTAAACTTCAGTTCATCCATTCTCTGCTCCTCATATATTTTCCTGAAGTCTTCTTCATAATACCATCTGAATCCTTTGCATGCAGTTCCTTTCCGACAACTGGAACTAATGGAATGCCGACTTACACCGGATTTTATTGCTGCATCTCTGATAAAGTCAAAATATCCGGCAACTGTACCGTCAGGATTTACCGCAACTACCGGGTGATTGCTTCCTATTTTATATTGACTGTTCGATGGCATATTTTTGTCAAATTAAACATAATTATTATTATATCAAACATAATTCAAAGGATTCGCAAACACATCTTTTATCTTTTCCTCCTTTAATTCTTTATGCCATTTGAAAGGTTGCTTACAGTAACTTATCCCGATGGTACATGTCGTAGCATAGAATGTGATTAGCAACGGAAGCACCGGGTCACGATAATTAGACGAAATATTTGCTGCATTGCTCGACTCTTTATAGAAACCGTATTCCAGCGCAATCTTATCTATCTTCATCTTCAACGCTTGTGCATTTTCTTTTTTATCTGATTTCTTTTTCATACTTTCATGATTTTATTCTTTCAAAAAAGAGATAATTGAGCATCCTCACACGATTTATCAACGAACATTTTCTTGAAGATGTAATAAAGAACATCAACCACAATGCTATTGCCAGCCATCTTATATTGTTGTGTCTTGCTTATACCGGCAGACTGGATTTTGTCTATGTCGGATTCAGATACTCCCATCAGACGGAAACATTCGCGTGGGGTAAGTTTGCGGATGCGGTAGTTCTGTACTACTCCGGCGTCGCTTTTTGTAGCCTTAAGAGTTCTGCTAATTCCATCTAATGCTCCATGGAAAAAATCTTGGGAAGTGCTCAAGTATAAACCATCACCTTCGTTCAGCTTCTTTCCTTTACATTCTATCTGTGCATCCGATTCCCATACCGTATGAGGACTCTTATAATCTGTAGCGCGTAAAGTCGGACATATAGGTGATATGCTTTTAGCTCCTTTAAATTCAAGTTTTCTGCTATTGGGATTTACACTTATGCCGATAATTTCTTTTTTTGTTTCTTTACATACATCATTAAGTCTTTCTTCCTCGCTCTCTTCCACTTTATATAAGTAGCTATTCCCACCTGCATTTTCTATAGCTTGAGCCATTAAACACATGGCTATTCCATTAGAATCGTATATTCTATTACCTTGCCTCCATTGTTTACCGAAACTTACTTCTCCTATTCCACCTATCAATCTTGGCTCTACCAGTAGATTATCCTTCTGAACGGTAGTAATCGTATTGCTCACACCATCTGTTCTTGGTTCAAGTCGCGTCATGTTGTGACGGCTCTCTTGAATATTCCCAGCTTCGTAATCCTTGCGCATAGCTTTGCCGTATTCTGTTCTTTTGGGAGTAAGTACATTCGGTTCGGCTATCCCTTCAAACAGGCATGGAGGCTCACCACCTGCCGTCAATGTTGGGGAGATAAAGCCATCGCCTTGCACACGTCCTCGTCTTGTAGTTGAATCAGGATATGATGCGTCAAACACACCTCCTTGGGGTATTTCTATATAACCTTTCTTGGTTGCTTGCCTGATTGTTAATTTAGGTTCGGCTACAAGACTGTCTTTCTGAACGGTTGTGATGCAGTTTGCTATATCGCCTCCGAGTTCAAGTCTTTGCTCTAATTCTATTCCGGGATTTCTATCGGAAGGGTTTTCAGGATTCCTGCCACGAACCGCACATGATATTGGTTCAGAAATGAAACTCATGTTTGATTGATTAATTGTTTGGTTATAGGCATCAAGAAATTCGATTTTCCTTCCGCTTATTTTCCCACTTTTTATTAAAGACAGAAGCCTTTTATTTTTACATGTTCTTTCATATGACACCAAAACCCTCGGATCTTCACCTTTGTTTGTTGTCAACGTAGGACACAAGCCGTTTGAATCGAACACGTTTCCATTCATTCCATGGCCTGAAGGATTTGTGTTTCCTACTACATAAACGTAATTATCGCAATCCCTTGAACCTGCATTAGTCAGAATACTTGATGCGATAACATCACCCATTGTAGGCTCAAACTTAACCCCGTTTCCTTTAGCCTTGTTCTTCTCGTTTCTTGTAAGAAATGTCTTTACAATCTTCTCGCTCAGATAAAAACTTTCATTCACATCCTGTTCAAGAACATCTTTCAGCCTTTTCTCCAGAGTGAAAGGTTTCGGAAAATGGAACGAAGCATCGCCCAATATCGACACCATAAAGACACGTTCTCTGTTTTGCGGTACTCCGAAGTCCTTTGCGTTGAGAACTTTCGTATAATTGCTGTAGCCCTGCCCTTCAAGAAATTTGAGCCATTCTTTCAGATACGGTGTAAACTTCTTCGATACGAGGTTCTTCACGTTTTCCATGAGCAGGTACTTCGGACGCTTCGCCTCTATAGCCTTACGGCATTTCCAAAGCAGACTGCTTCGTGTGCCGCTACCCTCTGCAAGCCCTTTCTGCTGTCCGGCTGTACTTATGTCGGTACAAGGGAATGAGTATGTCAGAAAATCGAAGTCAGGAACACTGCTCCAGTCTATCTTTGATATGTCGCCATAATTAGGAGTGTCTCCATGTACGGCCATATATGCCTGAATGGCGTACTTGTCAATTTCACTTATTCCAATCACCTCAAAGTCTATTCCCAGTCTGCGTAAAGCCATAGACTGCGAACCATATCCTGCAAATGCTTCAAAGACTCGTATTTTATTTTTCATCTTTATTGTTTATGCTTTATCTGTAAAACTTAAAATGTGAGTGTGTATTCTTCGGACGCACATTCCGGTTAAACTTTGTATGGTACTTCTTACCGTTCTTCCGGGGTACGTGACGGTTCTGGCCGACAATACTGAAATAGAACGGCACATGGCGTGAGGTGTGGCGGTTTCGGTTGGCTATCTCATGCTGGCTCTCAATCCTATCCCAATTGCTTTCGTTTACATTGCAGGGACTTTGTACTAGAATGAGTTGTCTGAGATGTTCCACAGCATCTGAGTTCAAAGTCATTTCTCCGCAATTATCCATTCCACGAGAGTAACTTGTTGGGGATTCTTCCACAATATTTTTGAGAGGATACATTCTTATTACAGCTTCAGAAGCTGTAAATGCTGCATCTCGCAAAAGCTTTGCAGACTTCCTAAACTCGTTTATTGCATCAACAAATCTCTCGTAAAATATTTGCTTATTGATAAGGTCTATAATAGCTTCCTTTATTTTTTCTTCCGGAAGTTTACTGGAAATAGAAATAGTATGAATTGCTTTCAAAACTTCGGCTTCATCAAGTTCTGGATGTTTCTCTTCCTTATAGGTGAGCATATCTTCCTTATACTTTCCTCCTAATCTTTCACGAAGTTTGTCAAATAATGCTTTATCACTGTTCCACATAGGCTCCGATTTTAAGCGATTTCTCCATTTCATCCTGAAGCTTATCCAGCAGGCCACATTCTCCATGGCAGAAGAAACGGAACTCCTTCTGCTGTTTTTCACAGAAGAATTTCACATGATCTATCTCTTTGTGATACGGGCAAAGCAGACGAATTTTTTGTAAGGCTACATCTACTGCACTCATGGCTCCCATCTTGTATCCCTTCCGGAATGGCTTATGAAGATTCTTTACTTCACGACTGGCCCGTGCGCAGTCTATTTTTGCCTTTACCATGTGGTGATAGAATTTGTCGGCCAGTCCCAGACCTTCTTCTCTGATTTTTTCTTTGTGCAATCTTGGAGCTTTCTTGATAACTTCCGGACGCGAGCGGTGCATGTAAATCAGGCCGGCAAACGAGGGAACTTCGTCGGGCGAAATCATTCCTTCCGGCACAGCATAGTAGAAATAATGTGGTTTGTTACGTGTGTCTCCGTCGGCCATGAAGTTAAACTTCTGCGATTTATGCTTCTGGTCGTTATGGAAGTCGGCACGCGAAATCTTGATTTCTATCTCGTACCAGTAACCGGAGTTCGTGAGGATCAGCACATCGCTCTCCCACCCGAACACGTACATGTTGCGAAGAAAGAACCTCGGAGAACTCATGAAGCTGCGAAGTCCGTCCTGTATGCTTGTTTCCGTATATTCAAATCTTTCCAGTCTTCCCATAATTATCCACCTATTTCACCTTTCAACCGCTTAATGGCAAGGTTTCTTGCCTTGATGGTTCCTTCCTGCTCGCGGACTTTTGTTTGGAGCGATGAAACCCGACGTTGCAATTTCTCCACCGTGGGCGTGTTGTTTCGCTCATAGTTCAACTCTGCCTGAAGCTTTTCCACCTTTTTCTCCAGCTCCGCTGTGCGTGCCTGTTCGCGCCGGTAGTCCCGGCAGAGGTACTTGAAAAGTATCTCTACCGGAATGTCCAGTGCCTTATTCCACTTTTCCATCGCCTTCCTTCTGTTTGATGTACCAGTCGAACTCTTCCAGCGGTTTGTCCACCACAGAAATATAGTCTTTCTCCCGTTTCAGAACGCCTTTGTTGATAAGCTGCTGAATGAGTTTCAGACCGCTTCCGTAGCCGTAATGAATATTCAGCACGTTTATCGGGTCAGTATTGATACATTTCTTTCCGCCCTTTTCTGTGATTCCTAAGTTATGACATACACGTGCGGCCGCAGACAATTTCTCATAGTCGTATTCCTCGAACTCGGGCTGTACTTCAGCTTCGGCCTGATACGGATATACGTCCATGATGGCGGTTTCTGCTACGGAAGCTATCACGTAATCGGCCATCGTGCCTTTCATGCCTTCGTCCAGTTTCTTCACCGCATCGCGAAGGTCGGCAGCCTGTACCAGGATGTTAGTAGCTGTCTTCTTCTCCGCACCGCTTTTCTCGTCGATGGTGATAAAGTACAGTTTGCATTTGTACCACTTGTCGGCAGCTTCCTCGTCGGACGGGAATATCTCGCTATAGTTGGCCCGTTTGATGTCGGTCACTGTGAACTCTCCTGCAATAAAAGGGGTTACTTCCTCAATGAAACGTGCTTCAGCTTCGGTGAAACTCAGGGCATCTACCAGATAGGACTCTGTCACTTTCTTGTTCATCCCGTTTTCCGCTACCTTTTCGTAGCGGATTTTTCCTTCAAACCATGTGTGCATCATAATTTGTCCTCCATTATTTTTTCGCGTTGGGCAATCATGGCATCGGCTATATTGTATGATAATTTAGCTATCATCTTCTCGTCAAATGCTGTATATGTCTTATGATTCAGGCCAAAGAATTGTCTGATCCGGTTTTTTAATGTCAGATTGTTTGAAACTGTTTTCTCCATGAGCACCTTCATCGCTTCCATAGCGATGTGGTCTCTACTGATATTACTTACTGCCATAGTTGTTTTATTTAGAATATTGTTTTCTGATCCAAAGAATTGTCATCACGCAGTAGTTGGCCAGGTCGAGATATGTATCTTCAAGCTTTTCGTCCTTCACCTTCCCTTCACCATTATTTTTAATCAGGGAATTTATTCTCCGAATTTTGTCACCGATTCGGATTTTAGCTACCAGTAGTCCGTCCTCGTCCATCGACTTTTCAAAAGCGTTTCCATAGTCGGCGTTCTTTTTGCGGTATGTTTCAAGCTGTAGTTCGCTAATTTCAGCCATAGACAATCTATCCAAAGTTCTGTTCTTATAAGCGGAACGAGCTAAGCCAGCAATATGAAGTAAACTTTCTGTACAATATAAATCGGATACAGTCTTTTTAAAACATTCTTTATACAGAGCATTTATTCTAACATTCTTGAATCTAAAAGATCCACCTGCCATTTTATCGTAAGGCTCCAGCTCATTCAGCGCCGCTTCAAACTTCGCTACCATTTCTTCCTGATTTTCTTGCGCGGGTTTCTCCGGTTGTTTCTCTCCTTCTTCGTTATCAGAAGGTATATTTACCAGTTCAGGCAGTTCTTCCAAAAAATCTTCCGGAACGTCGGCTATGTTCCGCCCCCACTGACCTACCTCGTACCAAAATACAGGCTTCCCGCTCTTGTGTAGCTGACGTGTATTATGCACTTTGTAGATTGCAACCTGAGCGTCTGAAATACGTTCCAAATCATATTCTTCCAGATGATAAATGAGGGAATTATTCACCAATTTAAGCGCGTCGTTATCTTTCAGCTTTACTACCTGACCGACACTGAATTTTGATACTTTAATTTTTCCGTCCATATAATTTGCTATTTTAGTTCCTGATGGCTGTTCTTTGCTTATGATCTTGCTGAAATCAAGCGGTGGAATATCTATCTTATTACTGATGCACGTCTTATCAATTTCTTTTTTTATAAGAGGCCAGAATCCATCATAGCATTCCAACGGATTATCCGGGCTAGATTCCAGTTTCAGAGGGTCTAATCCAGATGAGTCAATAAAAATTTGATAAAAAAGTCTTCTTAGTTCAGGGTATGTCATCCCACATACTTTGGTTTTATCTCTTTTCTTCTTTCCCATCTTCTTCTGATTTATCGTTGTTATCGTTATATACTTTCTCCATTTCGCGGAAAAGGCGTTTATAAACCTCCGGGAGTGTGCCTTTCTCTTTTGTCTTACGTAGGGAAGCAAACAGCACGTAACGGGGGTCTGCACCCAGCATCTTACCCACGTCCATTACAAGCGGACCGACGGCTTTCTCCGCATGGGGATAGGATGCCAGGTCGCCCATGGCCTCCAGTTCCAGCAGCCGGTCTGTTCCTACACCTGCCATGGACGCAAACTTTTCGCGGGTATATCCGTGCATCTCATACATGGCACGCACGCCCTGACCGAGGTTGAGTTCGTAGCGGCATCCGTCTTTCAGTGCAAGCTGATTCACTTTGACCGTTTTCAGCTTACGGAGTGTACGTGCCATTACGTCGGCATCCGCACGCGCTATGTATTCTGCCATAGCCTTCTTTGTGCCAAACACGTTGTACAGATAGCGTAGGGTAAGCATACTCAGTGTACCGTGATTGCGGTAGACTTCCTGACGAAGCTTTCTGAGAGTAATGGATTCGTTTGTTTCAGGTACTGTGCGTATATGGTCTTCCAGACAGAGGTGACGGAACTTGTCAATCACGCTTTCGCCTTCTGCCTTTGCATCGGGCAGCATTTCCATGACATCGTACACCTCATAGTCGTCCGATTCAGGAAGAGGGAGCGAAGCGATTTCATTCAGCAGCATACGCACGTTGTTCTTCGTTCCCATGCGTGCCATCAGTGTGCGGTAGTCCTGAAAGCAGAACCCTTCTCCGGCCATCTTCATGCGCAGACTGGCGATGACGTATTCTATAAACTCTACCTGTAGCGAAACGATTCCGCTCTCCACCAGTTTCAGCAGGTCGTCTTTCACCAGCTCCATCTGGAACTGTGCGGTCAAGGTGCGCACATCCGTTCCCTCCTTATCGGGTATTTCAATGTTTCCCACCATCTCACGCAGCATATCTTTCACCGCAGCCATCATCTTTTCGTTGTGCTGGCTTTTCTGCCGGTTCACCTTCCCTACTCCGTTGAGCAGTCCGTCCACCTTCCGGCACATGCAGTCGTAGAACTCGATTCCAGTGGTACACATCATGGCCACCATCTCCATGTTCGATACAAGGTCGCTCTGGCGCACGTTGCACTTGTCGAGCGCATTTTTGGTAGCAAAATAAATGAGGTTGATTTTTTCTCCGTAGGTTTTCCAGAAGATGTTCTGAAGCTTCTGTGTCAGTGTGCCGCCCCCCCTAATAAAACTTCCGGACAGCCCGGGGTGGATGGTTTCTGTAAAGGTACGAACCTGCATGGCATCGTGCGCATTGCATCGCTTCATAAGGTCACTAGACAGATTTACCAGTTCGTTGGCCCTGCGCTTCATGTTGTGACGCATCAGTCCGCGTTCCTTCAGGCAGGAAACCACTTCGTAGATGTATTTCTGAGTGATATTGGTCATCATGATTTCCACCATGAGCAGGTGGGCGTTCAGAATGTCTGCACTGGCCATGCGCTGCTGTGCAGTGTAGCGGTCAAACCGGTTTCGTGTGACGGGAATCATGGATTTCGGACGGCTGATAGAAGCCGCAAGCCCTGTTTCAGAGCTTTTCCCCTTCATGGGTAAAATGGTGGAGGGAGCCTGCAAGAAAGGATTGTTTCCCAGATTCCCTGCCGGGTTTGTAAATTCGTTCATATCGCTAAATGATTAATCTGTTCGTATTAAAAAGGAAGATCATCCTTTTCGTCAGTCATATTAAGCGTTCCCTGCGTAGGCTGCTGTGGGGCCGCTTGTGCCGGCTGAGCGGGTGAAGGAGCAGAAGCCGGCGCTGACTGACTGCCGAAATCGTCGGGCGAAGTAGGAAGCGGAGCAGACGATGATTCTGCCTTCCGTCCGAGCAGACGGAAATCGCGTGCCCATATTTCGGACACATAGCGTTTTTCTCCGGTTCCTTCTGCCTCGTAGCTTCGTGTGCGGAACTCCCCTTCCACATACACCTGCGAACCTTTGCGGGCCAGCTGGCTGATAATTTCGGCCAGATTGTCCCAGGCCACAATGGGAATCCATTCCGTATATTCCTTTGTTTCTCCATTTTCCTTGTTTTTCACTTTCCGGCTGCAGGCGATGGAGAAACTTGCTACCTTGTGTCCGCTTTCCAGCACTTTATAATCGGGGTCTTTCCCCAGATTACCGATGAATGTACATTTGTTTATCATATCGTTTCTTTTAATCTTTAAACTCTAATTTCTGCTGCATCACTTCGTCTGCATAAAATTCTTTGAAAGACTTCTTGCTTATCCACCATTTCAGGACCAGATCAGGATCTTGCAAAAGCGGTTTGTCCTTCCATTTGTTTTCGATCAGCCATTCAATTGTTTTTCTCCAGTTTTTCCCAACATGCGGAAAATTCTTCATTTCTCGCACGTTCTGTTTGTAGTTCGACATGGGGCACATAATACATCCTATCCGTTTATAACCCTTGTCGTACAGCTCGCAATACGGAATGTGCATTCGTTTCAAGTAGTCCCATACATCCTTTTCAGTCCAGTAAAGGATAGGAGAAACCAGTATTTTGTCTTTTCCACCTACACATGTCACCATTTTTTCCTGATGCTCGCTCCACTGGTCAAATGTTCCGGAGAATTTACGGTCTCCCGTTTCAATTTCATTTCTTTTCTTCCGGTTCGTACTCTCCGATTTGCGTATTCCAATCAGGGTAACTTTCCCTGCGCCTGACATTTCCTTAAACTCTTCGCAGCACCATCTAACAAGCCGGGTAGGAAGACATCCCTTCTTCTTTGCCATTTCGTAGATGCTCATGCGTGGTTTTATCAGTTCCACATCGGGATAGTTCTTTTTCACGAAACGTATAACTTCAGGTGGGTCCACGCTTGTAAGGTTCATGTGAGCCTTGAATTTCACCCCCCCCTGTACGGCAAGATGATAGAGGACCTGGGAGTCTTTCCCACCAGAAAACGCCAGATAAAATCCGTTTTCTGGGTCCATTCTCAATGCCATCTCTTCACTTTTGCGAAGAAGGTTAATGGAGTATTCTATTTTTTCATCTAGTGTCATTTCTTTTAAGATTTAGTCCCGCGCCGGGGAGTCGAACCCCTGAAATGTGAATTTGCCAAAACTTTTAAACTAAACATTATGGAAAACGTGCGCCGACGCACTTCACGCGGGAGCCATTTTATTCAACTTGGCTATTTAGATAGTTATTTCGTAAGTTTAAGAAATTCAGGAACAACACCGTATAATGGTGTCTTACCGTCCCATTTTTCAATAAACTGCTTTTGAAGAATTTCTTTAGTTAAACCACGGCTTTGAATCAAAAGCTGTTCTGTACGAAGTTGTTCCAGTTCGTTACGCTTTTTTTGTTCTTCAATTTGCTGGTCAAGAACGGAAATATTGGTATTTACTTCGTTACGACTGTCTATCTTTTCTCTTACTTTATTTGAAAATTCAAGCTGAGCAGAGAAGCTTCTCAATTCAAGACCTCTATCATTAAATTCTTTCCTTACTATTTGTTCCAGATTTTTTTCAAAAGCAAGAGAACCTCCGTCTGCCATCAGACTGTCTGTCTTATATTTCCTGCTTTCTTCTTTTATCAGGTCATACATTCGTGGCTCAAGTATATTATCTTCAAGTGAAGTCATAAAATCGTTTCCTCCACCGATATGCTTGTTGTCGAATACTACATCTACCGCACGGCTCTTAACAACCTTATATGAATATACCGGACATGCTGTAAACTCTGTGTTGTCCGCAGCTTTTAAAATAACCGGCTCTTGGAAACCTCCACGTTGGTCGAACAGCGGAACTTGAAAAAGTTCTGTACCAGGTTCCCATACAGATACTTTACCCGATACAATCTTGAAGTCTTCTTTCCCATTTTTACCGTAGTTTTCCATTAATACACCTGCATAGTTAGGTGCTACACGAGAACATGCGGAGAATAATACTATTCCTATTACCGCAATAATTAAATTAATCGTTTTTTTCATAAGTTTTTTTGATGTGTTTATAGATTAAATAAATAGATGCTAGCAGAGTCACGCATACAACTGCAATGCCAAGCCAAGCTGATACATGATTGAAAATCCGGTTCCCGATAAACAGGCCGGAAGCTATGCAAATTGCTTTTATAATTGCTTTCTGCTTACTTGTAAGTTTGATTTTTGTTTTTCCCATTTTATTTGCATTTCATTACATCACAAAAATTTTCGCTGTACAAATTGTCTTCCCCAGGATTTCCCTGAAACCATATCTGAATACCCAGGAATTTCGCCACCCTGAACTCGATTCTTGCTCCACGGCTTGACTTCCAGTTCTGCTGCAGGTAGATGTGACCGCAACGGGAAAGCAGCAGAATGTCCCACACCATGTGCATCCAGTACGGGCGCGATGGTTTCAGTCCGAGAATGATAGGATTCACGGGAGTGAAACCCATCGCGGCAATCTCCTGATCTGCATTATCAAAGTTCTTGTATGCCTGCAGGTAGGAAAGACCGCCTATTTTACCGGAGTTATAGCATTTTATGTTTTTCTTTGCCATGTATTTCAGGTTTTACAAAGGGCTCCGCACGGATGCGGAACCCTGAATTTACAAATACCTTTTATCACCCAACATGTCATTGTATGACATGGCAAATGTAACAATTTTAAACCGAAATCGCATTAAAATTGTTGCTAAAATTCATAAAACATCCGATATTATATGGATTCTTGCTGATGTAACAGATGCAATTCGCTGAATAAGTGATAGATAAATGCCATCTTTGTCTTTTATGGTAAAAACGACGCTTCGTTCTACCCCTTTTTTGGCATTCCGGATAGATATTTCGGGCTCTTTTCCTGCTTCAATCCACTCCATGAGTGCAGCCGCTGTGTACGACTGTTCGAAGCATAGAACGTAGGTCCGGTTAGCGAGTGTGAGCATAGAGTAAGGTTTACCAGTTCAGTAATGAAAAACGTCTGGAATGTTTGGGATGCAGCATTTCCATTTTCCGCAGTCGTTCGTCGTCAATCACCACATTCGGCACATCGCACGAGTCGCAGGATGGTTTCATCACACGCACAATACCGAGCGCGACGGCCATCACCAGCAGGCGCTCGGCTGAATCGAGCGTGGCCCCTTCGTATCGGCTTCCGTGACCGCGTGCCAGAATCCATGGAGCGCCTTCCGGACGATTGCTGTAACGCATCACGCGAGGAAGTCCCTTCACAGCCGAAAGCACAAACATATATTTTTCTTCCAGCCGGCTACGGCAAAAGGTATGCGCACCTTCCGTAAGTCCTGGAACGGTTACGGTTTCTCCGCAACGCTCGTTTGTGCGGTAGGTGGCATACTGGTATATGTGGTTTATTGTATCGGTGGTGACGTTCATGGTTTAAATAAATCTCCTTGTACAAGTATTCCTTTAGATGTCTTTATTTCTCCTTTACACTCTTCAAGAAATCTTTTTTCCTGTGCCTCAAAATACTCTTTATCTATTTCTGTAGCATAAAAATCAAATCCCATTTTGTAAGCTGCGATTCGACTGCTTCCACTACCAAGGTGAGTATCTAAGATTTTGTCACCCGCTTTTGCAAATGTTCGTAGCAGATAAGCATACAATTCTATCGGCTTTTGAGTAGGATGAAATTTCCCTTTATCTAATTTGGGACCTGTGTTTGATATAGAAATAAGTTTTGCAGGTTTATTAAAAGATGTCCACGCCAGTTCGCACTGAGAAAAATTTTCTAATTTTTTTTGCTTATCCCAACATACAAAACAACGTGTAGGTGAAAGCGGAAAATAATTCCCACCCCAAATAATCTGGTTTTTACTTACACGAAAAAGCTCTTGAAAATATTCTTCATTAGGCCGTATATCCCATTTCCTTATATCACCTCTTGCTAAACAACTGTTTTTATATTTACCCCCACCACAACGGACACTTTTTGCATCAAGTCCGTATGGTGGGTCTACAATTGCCAATTCAAAGAATTTGTCGGGTATGGACCGCATGTATTCCATGCAGTCCATGTTATATGTTTCGCTTATTGGCATATCAATTATTTTTTACTTCCTTTTGAGCTGAAAATATTCTTTCCTGAGAAATGTCGAAATACTTCTTTTCTTTCTCATATCCGATAAAGTTACGCCCTGTATTCATGCAAGCTACACCGGTCGTTCCACTACCCATACAATTGTCCATCACTGTATCACCTTCGTCTGTGTAAGTTCGTATGAGATATTCTAAAAGTGCTACTGGCTTCTGTGTAGGATGATAAAAGTGTCATGCTCTTTGGGAATATCTATTACCGAAAGCGGATATTTCTCGTTTGTAAATACAGTATCTACTACCTTAAAATTTCCGTAACATTTGTTATTTGATTGTGTTCCTCTCGTATTTCTTCCGTGATTCTTTTCCCCTATTGTCATTTGGGGATGATATACAGGAAGCTTCTGGTAGAATACCGCTATATCTTCGTGATTACGTAACGGCATACGGTTTACATTTAGGAAACCGGATACTCGTGTACCTTTCTTCCAGATTAAGTTGTATCTCCACATTTTTGGATTGCTAATCATCAAACGGGCAGTAAACATTCCCTGACAGAATAAGATAATAGCACCGTTTGGTTTTATCAGTCTGCGATACTGACTCCACAGTTCATCAAGAGGAAGTTCCGTATCCCATTTTGCATGAGGATTCTGTTTATTCAGCACACCATACGGAAGATCGCATATAATACAGTCCAAGGAATGAGCTTCCAAAGAAGCCATTCCTATCATACAATCCATATTGAAAATACTTGCTTGCGGCATACCACTATCTCACTACAAGATTATTCTTTTCAACCAGATGCACACAGTTTATTTGAGCCAGGCAGTCGGCCAGCGGAGTGTGTCTGTCCGCCACCTTCGGAGGAAGAAGACCTGCACTATCCAGAGCATCCATATACGGACGCACATCGCGCACTTTCCGGAAGTTCCACGGAAGCACTTCTTCGTCGCATCTGTACACGTTCAAGTTATACCATGAATACATGGAACGAAGCATAGCCACGTCGAAATCAAGCTGAAGACACCATAACGTGAAGTCGTTCCCTTCGTCCGTAGCAGCTATAAATTGCATGAAATCCTCCAGGAAATCCTCCAGTGGTGTTTCTGCTCCTTCCACAAATTCGCGTCGTGCTTCGTCCGACTGCATCATCCACCATTTAAGTGTAGATGCTTCTACCTTAAAACCGTATCGGATAGAATCGGTAAGGTCTATTTTCCAAACCTTTTGTCGTCCGGTTTCACCCGTTTGCGGGTCAAACTCTACGGCAGCCACCGAACGGACCACGCTTCCAGGTGTCCTTCCCAGCGTTTCCGTATCTATCATTACATGCTTGAATTTCTTCTCTCCCATAATCTTTCATTTATGTTGAATCAGTCCGTCTTTACCCACACGGCGTTTCTGGTCTTCCGTAGCTTTTTCTTTCGGAAATCTTCCGTGCCATTTTCCTGGCACAAATAAAACATCCCATGTCAATCCTCCATCATTTGTTTTATCATTTTCAGTAGTTCTTTAAATGCAGAAATAGTTATTCCTATTGCAAAAAGAATACTCCATCCAAAAGCTACACATAATATAACAACCAGAAAAATATTAAACGGATTCATTATTTCTTTTGTATATAGGTTTTTCACGAAGCACATCAAGCGCCATGTCGGCCTTTCGCACCATGGCCAGCGTTTCCGACGCATAGAGGTCGCCGGCAGCCATGCGTGCCAGAAGTATCTCGCGGTATTCCGCACGCGAAACTACTTCACCGATTACCGGAGGCTTTCGGAAAAGATTCACCTGATAGCTCATACTTTCTTCCGTTTTGAATCAAACTCCTGCTGGAGGATGGTTTCGTATTCCTCGCCCAACGGATAGCGGCTGCACAGGTACGCCTTTCCGTTGTAGATAAACCACTGAGGAGTGTGCTGGCGGTTTATGGGAATGCCAAACGCCACCCGGAAATCGTCGGAGGTCACGTCAGGCAGGTCCATGATTTTACGTGCTATCTCCTGCCCTTTCTCGTTCTGCATATTCGGTATATATTCTCCCTTACCGATAAACTGGTAGGCAAAAAGGTTGGGAACTCTATGGAACTTCAGGCTTCCGATTCCTACTCCCGGGAACAGTCGTCCCGGACGGTCCGTCCGCGATTCAGCACCCAGACAGGCGGCAAATTCGTTGGCCGCTTCCACCGCTCTATTTCCTTTATCAATCAGTTCCTGAATGCAGCGTCCGCGATGCGTGTTCGATAGCGACACCTTGTAGTAATATCTTTTTTCTTCCATGCCGTTTTCAGATAAATTGTTTTATAAGACTAATGATTCCATACAGGCAGAATCCTGCTACCAGTACCATGCCAATCAGGATAAGGCATCCCTGCATGGCCATCTTCTTAAATTCATTCATAATCCACTCCTTTCTCCAGCGTCATGCCGGGAATGTAATACATTCCGCAGGTGTTCAGTTTTTCGAGTGCCGTCTGTATGCTCTTCTGTGAATTATTCACGTAGTTCACCAGATAAGCTTTCTTCCCGTTGTACATAGCAGGAATGAATACCGGCATCACCTGGTTCCACGGCAGCACACCTCGCGGCACATTACGCATCAGGCAGTCGTCTGTGGGAATTTCCTCGGCATCCTTTGGCAGATGCTCAAGAAAAATGTGTGAGTCGCCTTCCTCGGCGAGCGTAGTAATAAGGGGATTTTGCAGTTTAGAAAACAGAGCTTTATTAAGCTCCCTGCGTCGTTGGTTAGTATAGATCATTTGCCCTGCTTTTATGGTTAATTCATTGTTTTTCTTTCGCATGGCAAATGTAACAATTTTAAGCAAGAATAGCATTAAAATTGCACGTAAAATTCAAAAAACCACCGGTTCACGCCTGAGCCGGTGCTGATTATCAATTAATTGAAGTGTATGTTTTATCTTCTGTTTTCCTCTTCAATGTTGGCAATCATTTCCTCGTAAACTTGCGGAGTTGTTGCCGGGTCCTCGGTGTCGGTCGTACCGATTTGACGTATCACCACCTCACATCCCAGGAAGTGAGCCATGCGCAGAAAGTTCACTATGTGCGTGTCTTTCCCACGAGAAATGTCGCGGATAGCTTCGTAGGAAACGCCCGTATCTTTGTCGGCCGTCATGAAGTGAACTCCGCAAATCTCCGCACGGGTGAACAGGAATTTACCTATTTCCTTGGCCGATTTAATGGCACTGTCCGGATAACGCGGAGGATTTGTCGGCAGATTCAGTGCACGATGAATGTTGTAGCGGCGGTATCTTACCACCAGATAGCCTGCAAAAAGCAGGACGCAGATAACTGAGAAAATTGTTGTTCCGTCCATAATTTTACTCTATTTCATTTAAACTTTCAATTGATTCTTCAATGCTTGAGAGAGCTTCTTCCATGTATTCTATGTACTCTTGCATCCGCTCTCCTTTTTCTGATTCCTGGAAAGACTCAGGTAGGTTATCAAAGGCTTCCTGTTCTTCATCTTTGAGTTCTTCAAGTTCCTCATATACTTTTCTCAACGACTCTCTTACGTCTTCGATTTCTTTTCTTCTTTTCTTATTCATACGTTTATAATTTAAAAATGAAGAAGGCCGGCGGGGTATTACTCTCCGTCGGCCTTTGTCTAACTTAAAACTTCGCTTCGCAGCGATATGAAATTATGAATTATTTTATGTGCAAATTTTTGCGTTTTAGAATAATGTTTTATACATTTGCATTGTCCTTCAATGGAATTGAAACAATTTCTACTATTTGTAGGTTCTAAAAAGTAAGCTTACTTTTTTAATCGTACCAGAAGGATTTTAAAAGGCTACCATGCGGTAGCCTTTTTTTATTCCTCTTCATCAAACGGTGATTTTACAGATACCTCACATATACAGAAGTTTTTATCGGCATACTGCGAAAACCTGAAAGTGTATTTCTCGCTTTTTACCGTTGCAAAACCTCTATTATATTCCGGACTCTCTATCCTGGAAAACTCTTTCAGGATTTCTTTCTCCAGACTATCCCCGGTATATTCATAATCAGCTCCTACTTCTTCACCACCGATAATAGCAGAACGATTGTTGTGTCCGTCCCAATATTGAATAGCTTCACATTCTATGTAGTTGGCTTCGTCCTCCTCAAATTTACTGATGAAATCGTTGATTTCTTTCTCTTTTTCTTTAAGTCCTATCTCTTCTGCATTGTCAATGGTAAGGTCGTTCTTATCGTATTCCATATCAGAGAATGACTCTCCAAATATTTCAACCCCTTTCGCTTTCATTTCATTTTCCATGCTATAACAATAGCAGTTCTTCAGTGAATAGTCACCGGCTGCTTCTGCGTCAAGTTGCTGACCGTCCTGATCATAGCAGTCATGCAGATTTACTTTTTTTACAACATCGGCAGCAATGATATACATTTCGTTGTTATCCCATTTGGAAACAATCACTTTAAGTTTCTTATCTTCAAACATAATTATATACAGTTTTTTCCGTGTGCCTCACGTTTTAGATTAAACATTGCTGACCGGCGGGGTATTACTCTCCGTCGGCCTTTGCTCTAACTTAAAACTTCGCTTCACAGCGGCTGGAAATTATGATTATTATCATTTCAGAAAACATAATCCGCAACGGTATTCTTTCTTATCTTCCGGAACTTCATATTCAAGCAGGTATTCCGCAAAGAAATCTTTCGCTTCCTCTTCAGTTCCGTTTACATCTTCACAAGCGCTGTCGTCTAAAATTATTTTCCCATCACATACAAGACGGTAATATCCACTTATGGACTGTTCGCATTCAAAATTCTTTCCTGTTGCTTTTACTACATCCTCAAAACTAGTATTCATGACTCTAAACAGTTTTTCCCGTGTGCCTCACGATTTGATTAAACATTTGTAGTCCGAAAGAGTATCACCTCCGCCGGACTTGTTCTAACTTAAAACTAACTTGTGGAATTATTTTGTAAACGGTTTATGTCTATTTCCCATAATTCTAAAAGTTTGACGTTGTAAATATAGTTATTTTTCACAAGTAGCCGAAGGAAAATCACTTTTCCTACGGCTGATTTACTAACTTAAAAACTTCCGCTTCACAGCGGTAGATGGAATTATATTTCCAAATTATCTAATGCTTCTTTTTCTTCTTTTGACAGAAGACAAACGAAGTCATCGTTACTATAATAACCTTGATCTTCGTCCGGTTTGTCAAAACATCTTCTAGATGAATACATAACACTGCGTAACGCATTATACTCGTCTTTTGTGAGACCTAATATGCTTACTGTTTCGTTCTTATTGAATCTTGTTCTGCTCATAATTCCAAAATTTTATAGTTACACGTCGGTTCCGGATCAGGATGTAAACCTGAATCTGGAAGTAGGTTAGATACGCATCATGTCAAGACATTCATGGGAAGTTATTTTACCTTTCGCAAAGCAGTAATGAAGCAATGTGTATGAAACTTTAAATTTACCTTTTATGCCTCTTACTCTAAATTCTTTTCCTTCAAGTATGTCCGCTAATTTAATGTTTTTGTACATGTCATAAAAAAGGTTTTTAAGTGAATCTTCGGCTCTCATACCAAAAATCTGCCATTTTTTTGAAGGATGAATATTTTCAGGAATATCCTGTACTTTTATTTCTGCTCCGAACCATCTGAAGTCTAGTAAACAGTCCTGAAGATCGTATATATCATCAATATTACCGTAACAAAAGAATGCGTAACTTCTAAATTTAGATACAAGCTTTTGGTCAATGATTTTTTTTGCAATTTCTACAGCTTTACCTTTAATGTTTGTTGCATTATTAGCTACTTTCTCGATTAAATTCTTTTCTACTTTCATAATCCCAAAATTTTAGTTAGACAATAGCTCCCGGTATACCGACAATGTATACCGGAAATTACAATGCAGTTATTCTTTATTTATATATTTACCCCATGCTCGTGGCATTGTAATAAGAACGTGTCTAAGTTCAGAATCGCTTCCGTATGTTGCTTCTTTTAAAATGCTTTCTGCTTCTTCTGGGAAGTTTTTTCTTATCTGTAGTTTGAACCATGAAGTACTTTTTTCTTTGATCATTTTTACATAATAAGGAATCACTTCGCGATGATTGGAAAGGAATGCCAGAATGTTTTGCGTTTGAGGGACCGGATATTTTTCAGGTTTTTTACGTGACATGCGGCGTGCGTTGGCCAGCAGCTCTTTCATATATCCCATTGGAACCGTACACTTGAAGTTGCCATCCTTTATGGTTTTTATTTCTACCGTTTCACCACACATTCTGTATTCTTCGCTACGGAGTACCTGACCGTCATTGATAATACCTGCAATCTGTTTTTCTAATGATACTGTTCTCATAATTCCATTGTTTTAAAAGTTAGACGATAGTACCGGGCTAAGATCGCAGACTTAGACCGGTTAGTAGCTAATTTCATTTACGAGGTTTTATTTCCCTAAATTTGCCTTCATAATCAGCATTTACATGTCCTGATTGAGTAAGGGTTATATTCCTACTTCTTCGATACATTTTATATTCTCCCCACCAATATGCGTTATATTTCTTACGCATATACTTGAGAAGATTTATAACTTCGTCTGGCTGTTCCCTTGAATATTCAAACCATTCTGAAATGCCACCTTTCCCATCATTATCAAATACAACTACTAATAATCCTGATTTTTGATTTCCCATAATTCTTTATTTTAAGTTAGACAATGTAGCCGGAGGGAGTATCACTCTCCCACCGGAATTCGGTTAACTCATGGGAATGTAAACGTCTTTTGCATTTGGATTTGGGCGATAGATAGTCAGCGTTTTGCCATCGTTATGAGCAAAGCATCTTACTTTGCTACCGTTGCACCAGTCTTCTACAGGCTTGCATCCTTCAGGAAGTTCTTCAAGCTTCCAGAAATATGCGCTTTTTAGAAACTGATTTGCATAATACTGACCGGAATCATCTTTTCTGTAAGTAAGTCCTACATATCCAGCCCATTCTTTAAATGCCTTGATAGTATAGAACTCTTTAAATATGTACATGAAATCCTGCATAATTACTACCTTTGAATGTCTTTCTTCCATGTAGTGCGGACTGTTGAAATATATTTTATGCTTAGGTATTATCTTCATGTTTTTTTGTCGGAACTTCTTTACTTTTACTGTAAAGTAAATTCCTTGTCTTGCACCTGCTCCATAACAACCCCAGGTCCAGAATACGCGGTCTTCATATCCAACAAACTCAAAGTTTGAAGAATGAATATGAGTAAACGCGCCACCTGAAGTTGAGAATGATTTACCGTTTGTCCATGAGCTTCCGCTTTCACATACATACATCAATCCGAATTTATCTACACTCTCAACCAGCGCATGATTGTAAAAGCTATTGTAATTTACAAACTCTATCATATCTCCTTTCTGCGGCTGCATAAGTGATTTATCATAGTGTGTAAAAAACTCTTTTTCCACATCATTTGCTATCTGATAGTTGCTGTTCCATTCTTTTTCGGTAGTGTAATATCCGTTACCATTCCAACACATGTTTGACTTTTTAAAATCTTCTAATGTCATCATAATTCCAATAGTTTAAGTTAGACAATAGACCCCGGCAGATTCTCAAAAACCTGCCGGAATGTTTAAGCTACACAGAAGTAGAAATCACCCTGATGGCGATATCCGCTGGTAAGCAATGTCCTGGAGTATGCTTCGTAGTCGAAATACTGACCAAACTCAGTTTGAAGTTCTTCAGGCCATTTCATTTCCGCCATATAGGTGGCAAACGCTTCTTCAGAATCAAATTTCCCTGCGTATTTATCTCTGAACTTTTCGACGAGCTCTTCACCGTCTTTGATATAGGAATAATCCACAAAGTACATATCAAGAAACGTAAAGAATGCTTCTGTCTCTGTGTCATCCATATCTTTTGCACACTGAATGATACCAAATATTCGCGGGTCGATATAGCTTTCGTTTATCATACCGTCTGGTATGTTTGAGTAGTCCTGATACATAAACTCCGGTTCGTCTTCGTCACTGTGTAAATCTTTGCAGGCATCCAGAAATTCTTCCTTAGATTGATAGTCTGCCAGATTCATCCATTGTCCGAACAATGAACCGTTGTTATATTCCTTGTATGTTCCTACATAAACACGTGCTTTCAACAATTTTGATTTTTCCATAATTCCAATAATTTTAGTTAGACATAAAAGAAGCCGGAAGCAATGATAAATCGCTTTCGGCTTGCATCTGATTTATAGGTCAACATCTATTTCTGTCAGTTCGATAACAAAATTGTCATCTTCGTCTGGTCTACATTGCGTTTGGCCTAAATTGATAAGATTCCAACGGTCGTCATCTGTGAGCTCTGTTTCTTTTTCTATTCTTTCGATAGCTCGTTCCTGAGTCGTGTATAGTCCTAATAAATCGCGGCTGGCATAGCTGAGCCATGCGTCAGTCCTGTAAGTTGCAAATACCATCATAATTCTAAATGTTTGAGTTAAATAACAAAGAAGCCGGAAGCAGTTTCAGGCTGCTTTCGGCTGGATATTAATTGTAGACTCTGACTTTTTTTACATGCCATATACCGCGTAGAAAATGACTGTCAAATCTCGCATTCTGTATTGAGCGGTACGGACCGCGTTTTGCACCTCCGTTACATAAGTCCACACATACCAGGTAGTATTCATAATGATATTTTCCCATAATTCCTTTGTTTTTAAGTTAGGCAATTGCCAGCCATCCCGGTATAAACCAGAAAGGCCGTACATTCAGGCAGCTGCAGTTTCACAGTCGATGATAGACTTTGCATCTTCTATAGCATGGTCCGTAGAATAGTAACCCCAACAGGAATCACCGTCACCTCCATCTATCATATAGCCATAGACTTCGCCGTTCATGTATTTCTCCAGATTTTCCAGTTCGCCTTTAAATACCGATTCTACCTTTTCACGTATTTTATTTGTGATACGTTTCACTCCGTATTCACGGCGTACCGCATCTTTCGATACGGCCATAATGCCAAACGTGCCGGAATCGAATCCCATATAAGGATTAGATACCGGACTATTAAGTGATAACGCCACACCACTATGATCTACTATACACACCCTATAGGCTATGTAGTCGTGTTCCATACGGCTCAGAATGTTATCGAAACCTGGAAATTCTGAAATACCGATTTCGTTCATAAGGTCGTCTATATCCAGTCCGTCCGGGTTATACCGGAGGCTGTTGCTATATATCATAGACAGATTATCCCAAGCACGTGAGCTTTCTGCGTATTCGTCATAATAAATACCAATTTCGTGACCTTTGTAGCTGATAGTTTCAATTGCGTTCATAATTCCTATAGTTTTTAAGTTAGACATATAGCAGCCGTTATCCGTATAAGGGACAACGGCATAATTCAGAATGCAAGCTCTAACTGTACGAATTGTGGTACTTTTTTCGTTTCATAGACAACCGGTTCAGGCTTTATGTATTCCATATCTGCAATAGCTTTCATAAACTCTTTTCTGGAGATTTCTTCTCCGTTGTGGCAATATTCTACATGCGAAGCATTATGATGACGCATATAGTATCTTCCAGACCTGTACGTATAACCGTTATAAGTATATTCCTTGTATCTCCATAAGCTGCGCCACCAGTTCATGCCCCATGAACGAGACCATGCTTCTGCAGCTTTTTCTGTGTTGTCATACGTTTTTCCGTAGCGTTGAGCCATGCTTTTAAATTCCTGTAATGTCATAATTCCTATAGTTTTAAGTTAGTGATGGCTGGCCGGGAGGTAGTAAAGAATCCCGGTCAAAGTTTAAGCAGCTGCAGTGTTGATAGAATCTTTTATACGAATTTCTGTCATAGTGTTTAGGTCAAAGATGGCCAGCTGGTCATTTTCTATTCCTAACTGAATAGCTTTTTCAAGGTCATTTACTACCAGTGTGGCATCATAGTAATACAATCCAGACTGATCATCATACCATCCGCCGATAGCATTTGCTTTACCTGCTTTTACAGCTTTTAATACGTTTGCTATACCAGCATCCCCAAACGAGTTTTGCGTATCACGTATGGCAACGGCATAGCCAGATGTAACCGGCTGCAAAGTTTCTGCATTAATAGTAAATCCGGCAGCATTCATAGCTGCAATAGCTGCAATAAGTTTAATACTTGCGTTCATAATTCCTATAGTTTTAAGTTGGTAATCGTGTCTGGAAGTACCGTAAAGTACCTCCAGCATGGAATTAATACCCCATAGCGTCGTAGTACGATTTGTTTTTTACGTACTCTTTTGCTATTTCGTAGTCACTGCAATCTTCGCCGAGCTTTGCGCTAATACTTTCGTATGCGCTTTTGGGCATTACATAGATAACCTGTTCGCTCCAGTCGGAACGACCGGCGAAACATAAAGCCACGAATAAAAACACGCAGCACAGAATGACCTTAATTTGCTTTTTCATAACTCAAACTATTTAAGAAGTTTGCAGGCCGTACACCGGCAAAGGTGAACGGCCTGATTTTAATCATTAAGCATAGAAGCTATTGCTTTCTGCTCTTCCTGGAATTTATTCCATTCTCTTTCTTCTTCCGCTTTCCGACTCATTCGATATGAGCTGTATCTTTGTTTTTCCAGCACGTCCATACTTTCATATTCACGTACAAACTCCCGGTGAAACTTCAATGTATCTGAAACCTCATAGCATACACCATCTTTGGCAAGACGATAATTACATTCAGCTTCATAAGCTTTTTCAAACTTTGTAGCACATGAAGTAAAAACAGAAGCACACAATACGATTGATACGGATAAGATGATAGTTTTCATAATTCAAAAAGTTTATAGTTATACATACAAGAAGTGCCATGCGCCCGAAAGCGCATAGCACTACATAGGTAGGGGTTTTCCGTACCACCCCCGAAGCTGGCTTTCGTTGCGTTGACGCATACCCGCCTATATGCACCATGATACACTATTTGCATAGCGTTCACGGATACACCTTTCGCATAGACGACCTTTGCAGGCGCACCGCCATACAGACACACGTGTCCGCATGGTACGTTGATTCCATAGGCTCGGATAACTCCCAGCCCGTTCCATACATACGCTAAAACAGTATGGATCTTTTCCGGTTAACTACTCCGGCATACACCCAAGATTGAACAGGGCATAGCACACCCGTACATGAATCCATACGGACACGGTGCACCCTGACTGATCGTTCAACACGTTGCAGGACACACCGCCCCCATACGGGTACAGTTATGCCATAGAATTATGAATTATGATTTTCGCGGCCCTGGATACCGTCAGACTCTTGGCCTGGATAACTATAGGCGCACACGTGCGCCCCTATATGCAACAGTGGCACACGTGCCGCCGTATTACATAGGTAGGTATCTTTTTCGCCGGCCGTATGAGATAGAATATATTTTTGTGGGTGTCCGGGAATCGGACCCGGACTAATACCATACACCCTAAAGATTAAGCCGCGTCTACAATACGTTCTGCAATTTGTTGCAACATATCCTCAGAAGCGTCTAAGAATTCTACTTTTAAAGCTTGCAATGTAGCGTTTATCTTAGATTCACGTTTTTCTGCTTTCTTTGTTTCTTTCTTTGCCGCTTTCTCTTTTGCTGCTTTTTCCAGTTTTTCCTTTGCCTGATTTATTTGTCGCAAACTTTCTAAGCTTGCAAAAAAATCGTCTTCATCGAATCTTATTGGAACGTATTCGAAATATTTCTTCCCTATCTGGACTACTTTTAATTCGTTCCCGTCCAATGTTTCAATATCTGATAATCTTTTTAATTTACAGAAAACAGGCAAACCGTCTCCAAGCTCGAAGCTTAGCAACATAGAAAGATCAACTTTCTTTATACCGTAAAAATCTAAGTATCTTTTGATTTTTTCCTGATCACGGTTTTTATTTATTGTATTCATAACGCCAAACGGTGATCTGTTAAGCTTTTTAGTTTCTTTTTTAGCTTCGCGTCTCAATACTGATTTAGATACATTTGTCTTCATAAGTCCATAATTTTAAGTTAGTAATATAGTAACGGGTATCGACTATGCACGACCCGGGAGAACATAGTTCACCCGTTAGGCTACCTTTCGGCTCCTTTCCCGTTATCAATATATTACTATCTCATACGGATTATTTGTTACAGACTAACCGCGCCGCGTGTACTTTGTTCCGTTTGCTTTCGTGTGTGGCTGTCAAACTATGACAGCCGGGAAAGTTTCAAACTATGATAGTGAACAGGATCACCATACGGAACGCGGATCACGTTTATACGGTATTTTTTCAAAGAACGTTTTTTCTTTCTGGATATTTTTGCAGGAACGGAAAGAAAAAATGTATCTTTGTTTTGCGACAAACGAAGAAAGTTTAATCTTTCTTTTTCCCGGGCGGGTATTCCTGTAATACCCGCTTTTTTTATACCTGGAAAGAACGTTTTTCCGGGCTTTGGCAAGCCCCGGAGGCTTGGTAAACGTTTGCTTATCGTTTACAGTTACAAAGGTAGTACTATTTTCTGTATATGCAAATATATGGTACTATTTTCTGTATTAATTTAACCGTTATTTACTATTCAAACCAAAACGAAAGGTTTATTTACATTTACCGCGCTTTCTGGTGGCGTTCCTCCATGGTGAGGAACGCCACCAGCGGACACCAGCGGACACCAGCGGACACCAGCGGACACCAGCGGACACCAGCGGACACCAGCGGACACCAGCGGACACCAGCGGACACCAGCGGACACCAGCAGCCACCAGGCACGGCGGGCCGCGCCGCGCCGCCGGACGCGGCCACCGCCCGGGCATATATCACCGCCGGACGGGGTCCCAGGGGGACGCGTCCCACGTAGCGAGGCGCGGGGTTTTCATCGTGAATCGGGCAAAAATCCTTTGTTTCAATTCCAAATTATCAGATTGTTATTCAGTTTTGAAGGGAATACAAAAAAAGGCAACCGGATTCCGTCCGATTGCCTTTATATACTTTATGTATTGTCCTTTCTACATACGTTTCCTTTTAGTATCTTTGCTAAAAATAAAAAATCTATGAAGAAAAGAAAATTGATTTGCACCATTGTAGGAATAATTTTAGGAGCTCCTTTAGGTTTGGTGATAGGGTATATATTAAGGAAGTACATACTGCTGTTACTGCAATAGTCAGTATGGTATGACTGTCTTTTATTATTGAAAGGATTTTTGATATGACTTCAAGTCTTTTCATCTTAATGTCTAACCGTTGGTTAGAGTGTATCTTTCTGATATATTTACTTATTCCTAAATTTATAGCTACCTCACCATTGGAAGACAAGCATATCCATGATTTTGAGCGATAAATTAGCTTATAGTCTTCTATCATTCGGCTTATCACAAAAGTACTTTCTAATTGATTGAAAGAATTATCTACACTCTCAAGTTTATCAAGAAGGTCACTTTCCCTTATATGTCCATTTGATTCTTTTAATACTAAAAGTATTTTTTCTGCTATAATGTTTTGCTTCTCATTCATATCTTAAAAAAAATCACATCTTCATGCCGTGCGCCCACAGAGAACCACTCTGAATCCGATTTTACGGATTACACGGCATGAAGATGTGACTTATAGTTCTTTATGGGCATTACAAATATACAATTTCTTTTTTATGATAATCTGTTTTGTGTGAAATTTAATTTTTCACAGAGTCAATTCAATAGATAGAAGTTTGTTACCTATTTCTACTATTGACATATTGAAAAGAGTTATTTCTTCATCCTTAAAACGATACTTCTCAGGACATGACATTCTCTTTTTGTACCATGTAATATTTTTCCCAAGTTTATTGATGTAAATGTAAGGCATACATATCACCTTGGATAACTCTTTTATTTGAGCTACAATTTTCTGACGAGATTCTATAATGTCATCCGATTCTACACTAGAGATTCTAGTAGACAACAGCTTCTCACCTATTTCCTTAAAAACTGTATTTAACAAATCTATATCTGACTGTGAAAATCCCTTGGATGTAGTTGTTGTTGTTTCATGATTCATTTTATGATAAATCCAACTACTTGATTTCCCAATATAGTCTGTCACATACTTAAACTTAATCATTTCCGCTATCATCGGTAGACCTTGATTAACCGATACCTTAATTTTTTCTGTTTCCATCTTGCTATCTTTCTTTTTCCAGTGCAAATATAGTACTTTTTTCTTTATTATGGAAATAGTTTTCAGAAAACATTTTCACATAAAAAAAGAGGCACCCTCACGGGCACCCCTCTCTCAACAAAAAAAGAAGACTGAAAGATTTTATGTAAATCCGCCACCTCCCTCGTCAGGGTCTGTTCCTCCCTGCTCGGTTCCTCCACCCGGTTCAGGTTCTTGTCCGGCTGTCTCCTCTTCGTCGTAATCTTCCATCGTAGTGACAGACATTCCTTCAAGCATCTGCTTGAAACGCTTGCCGGGATAGAAAAGGATTTTCTTTCGGGTGACGTTTTCGGCAGTCACATCGTCGGCAGTGGCTCCCGTCTTTGAGTTGAAGGTAGGCTTGAAAGAACCGAAGTCGCCCAGCTTTACGGGCATGCCGTAGTTCATGAACACAATCATACGGTCGATAAGCGCTTCGAGCACCGCTTTTGTCTGCGAACGGTTCACACCGCATGAGTTACTCACTTCATTAAGAAGGTCGTCGAAAGTGACGGGTTGCTGACGTACCGGCTTGATGCGGTAAACCTCCGGCTTGTCTTTCTTGAAGCCGAGGGTGATTTTCTGTTTTTCGTAAACGATTGCCATAGTTTAATGGTGTTTTTAAGGTTTGTACTACTTGTCTTTTGACAACTCTAAATTACCTCCCAGACCGACCGTTTTTGAAGGACAAAAAACACTTCTGAAACTGGCTTTTGAATCGTGCGCCAGCAACCTCTAAAGTGGTTTGCGGCAAACCTCTCGAGCGATATGCAGCAAACCTCTCAAGTGGTTTGCTGCATTTGTTTTGACAGGCCCTACAGGCTATTGTGGAGGGGGTGCGCAGAAACGTAGTTTCCCATCATCATAAGAAGGGTTTTCTGGCCGCTCGTGTCGGACGAAAGAAAGTCCAGAATCTCCTTGAAAAGTGAGCGCGAGCACTCGCGTTTCACACTGACCAGATAACCGCTGCCGAGCAGGCTTTCCAGCTCACGGCGCACGGTGTGTTCGGGCATGAAGTCCTCGTATTCCACATAGGCCAGCACGCCATGGCGTGTGACGGTAAACATAATGCTGTGTCTTATTTCCCCGAAATAGACGTTTATGGCTTTTCTTGCTTCGCGCTTGTTCATAGGTAGCCTCCTTTCTGCATGATGATGCGTGAAAAGAACTCGTATCCCTCGCGTGTGATGTAAGGTGTGTAGTATTTCACTCCGGAACCGGTGGCGCTGGAGTGTGCGGCCAGTATCAGTCCGCGCTTTGTGCTTTCTTCGGAAGGAGCGTTGTAACATTCGGGTGTGGAAAGCAGCCATCCTTCACGGCGAAGGAAGTCGAAAAGGCGTGCCGTGCGTACCACTATCCCGTTTTCACGGCTCATGGTGCGGGCCATCTGACGCACAAGCATGGCATCGCGGAAGCGGGTGCGTATTTCACTGACGGTGTAGCATGGGATGTCTTTTTTTGCGTAGAACGGATGTGTGGTAGTTTCGGGATTCTTGTTTACAGGCGTGACGGAACCGTTGTCGCCTGAAAGATAATTCTGTATCATCTGTTCAAGCCTTGATATGCGCTTCTCAAACTGGCTTTGTGCAGTTCCTGCCGACAAGGTTTCTTCACGTTCAAGACGGTATTTAAGGTAGGAAATACGGTCTTTCTTGTGCTGAAGCATGGAAATGGATTCGGAAAGCTCTTCTTCTATTTCTGTGAGGAGTCCGGAAAGATTGTCTACACTTCCATGAGTGTTTTCATTGCATGTGTAGTCGGTTTGCGTGGTTCCAGTGCTGACGGTTCCTTTCATCAGCAGTTCTTTAATACGGTCGTTGCACCAGATGGCAAATGCAGGACTAAGCCAGCGTGCAAATTCAAGGGCTACATCTTCGTGCATCCAGGTGCCTTGTAGCTTTTTGTCGTTTCCTCCTTTTGTAACTCTCACTAAATCAGCCGAACTTAAATTTCTAAGTTCGGATAATTGGGCTAAAAACTCTTTTGTTGATTGATTGTTTAACCAAAATATTGGTTGTTTACCAAAAGGTTTTGCCATTTGAGTGGCGTTTACCATAAGAGTTCCTCCTATCTGAAATGTGATAGGCGTTCCATTGTACTGAAAAATTTGATTTGTTGCCATATTGAACATTTTTGGCGTTATAGAACAGAAAAACGGCTGTTCATGGCCCGTCGTTCAACATACTTACAAAAGCAGTAGGGAGTGCATTAACAGTTCCCACGGGATTAAACAGCCGCTATATTTTAATGTATAACTGTACAAGCAAACATAAAAAATGCCTGCTATTTGCAGACATCCGTCTGCTTTTGTATTTATGTTGAACATTGCAAATATACAACAAATCTCACAAAAGCAAGCGGAAAGGGAGAAATAATCATTCCTCCCTTTTAATTTCTTGGCAAATGTAACAATTTTAATTTGATTATCGCATTAAAATCGTACTTTTTCATAATCTATTATATTAACATACTTATTCAGTAGCTAAATCTTCATCAGAAAAAATATCTTCAAAAGTAGTCATGCCTGGCTCTGAGCGTAAAACATCGTATGCTAAAAGTACAGCTTTAATACCTTGTTTTTCGGAATACGATAAGTTTCTTAAATCTCCATATTTACCTAACAGTTGCATTTTTACTTTTTTCCCATCTGCCATTTCCCTTAAAAATGAAAGAAGTTCTTTATTCATAGGAATATCAATCCATTCCCAAACCTCATAACCATCATTGTCGGAATGTTTCTCTTTATATTCGTCGAAATCTATGAATTTAGTGTTCCCATCATAAGATAAGTAAGCAGATTTAAAGAATATCCAATTTTCTCCTGCGTATGACATTTTCAGTCTAAGCCATACGGCAGAAGAAGATTTTCCCATATAAATTGAAGTTCCACTTACATTATCATAATGCGTGAAATAGGGGTTATAATACCACGTTATTCCCTGTACGTCATCTACCCTTTTCTTTAATTTGGAAACGGCAGCCATCCGCTTCTTCTTTTCTTCTTCGGCCTTTTTTTGAACTGCAATTCTTATTTCAGAAATGACTTTTTCGACGGTTTTAATTTGGTCTGATTCCGGATGATACTTCTTCAGTTTTTTTAGAATATCAGATAATTTTATCGTATCATTTTTTGATTGAAGTTCCTCAATACCTGCACATAACTTTTCAGGAGAAAGTTTATATCCTTCCAGTTCTATATTTGCTGATTTTAAATTTTCTTTTAAATAGCGAATGGAATCCTGAAGAGTTTTGTTTGTTTCTGTGAGTTGCTTCAAACGGCTTTCCATATTCTTATCCTTGCATGATGGTAGCAGAATAAAAATTCCAATAAACAGCAATACATACTTTTTCATTTTGCTTTAGAATCTAAATTTATTGTACATCAGTATTTAAGTGAATAAAATTCCTGCACGATAACCTGATTGATTACCTTTACCATTCCAACCGCACACGCAGTTTCATGATTTGGAGTCAGGTGCTCAAAATCAATAGTAACAAATTTATCCATAACTGTTAAGTGTGAGCTACTCACGCCTAAAGGCATGAGCTTCGGAGATACCAATACCTCCTCTCTTTTCCTGCTTCTTCCTATCATTGCTTTTTAGGACACGAGGTCGGTCATCCACAAGAAGACAGTCCACAGGCTTGACTTTCCCACGCTCCGTGGGTAGGGCTTTCAAGCCAAATTCCTTGATGTTGCAAGCGGCATTGAAGTCCCGGTCGTGATGTGTACCACATTCCGGGCATGTCCAACTGCGCTCGCTAAGATTCAATCCTTTGTACACATGGCCGCATTTGCCGCAGGTCTTCGAACTTGGGGCAAAGCGGTCTATCTTAATGAGGTTCACGCCATACCAACTGCACTTGTATTCAAGCAAAGTTAGGAACATACCGAAAGAAGCATCTCCTACGGCTTGTGCCAAATGGTGGTTACGCTGCATCCCTTTCACGTTCAAATCTTCCATGCAGATAGTGCGCACTTGGCTGTCGTGCGTGAGTGTATGGGTGATTTTGTGAAGGCTGTCCTTACGGCTGTTAGCTATGTGTTCCTGTAGCCGGGCTACACGGATGCGTGCCTTGTTGCGGTTGGCAGAACCTTTCTGTTTGCGGCTCAACCGCTTTTGTAGCAACTTCAAGCGGTCTAAGCTTCTCTGCAAGTTCTTAGGATTGTCAAACGTGCGTCCGTCAGAACATACGGCAAGCGACTTGATACCTAAATCAATACCTAAAGCCGTATCTCCCTGTATCGCTGAAGCCGGAAGTTCCTGGATGGTCGTATCAACCAACACGGAAGCAAAGTATCTACCCGAAGGTGTCATGCTGACGGTAACGGTCTTCACGGTACCTTTGAACCTGCGGTGCAGCACGGCAGGAATATCTTTCGCCTTGGGGATTGTGATTGTTCCTTTCATAAAGTCCACGTTGCAATGCTGCGGACACTGGAAACTCTGCTTGCTCTTCCGGCTCTTGAATTTCGGAAAACCGACCGCATGAGTGTCACGGAAGAAGTTTTTGTAGGCGGTATCAAGGTTGCGGATTGAATTCAGGAGGGCTTGTGAATTTACCTCTGTCAGCCATTGGTTTTCCTTCTTCAGTTCGTTCACCATCCGGTCTTGAACTTCCTTGTAAGCTACAGACTTCTTATCCTGCTTGTAGGCTTCAATCTTCAGGTTGAGTTCCCAGTTATAGACAAAGCGGCAGCAGCCGAAGGTCTTGGCAAATAAGACCTTCTGTTCTTCTGTCGGATAGATTCTATATTTGTAGGCACGTAACATATTTACAAAGATACTAAAGTTAGTGAAAAGGGTAGCTGCGCTACCCCGAATTTTTCATCCCCTAAACTGAAGATTTAGGGGTTTTCAAATGCGAGTTCCTATAAATACAAAAAAATCCCCTTCGCAAAACCATGCGGAGGGGAGTAAACGTCAGGCTTCGTATTCAGACATCACAGCGCAGAGCTCAAGCTGGCTCATGAATAGGCCGTAACGCTGCTGTATTTCCTGGAATAGCCGCTCGGAACAGTTTCGCTTGATACTGAGAAGAACGCTGGTGCCCAATAATCGTAGAAGGGCTTCCGTTACATGGTGTTCGCTCAGATAATCTTCGTATTCAATGTAAATTAATGTATTGCCATGAACGCTGAATGTGCGGATGCTGTGTGGCACGCTTTCAAAGTACAAGTCTATCACATGCTTGTACGTTTTAGTTTGAGGTTTCATTTTTATCCTCCTTTTTTGTTTTAAATAGTTGATTTATTTGTGTTCTTCCTTCGTGCGTATAAAGGCAGAGCGGCTGCATTTGCAAATTTATCAAATTTAAACAGATGTGCCCGACTTCGCAGCCGGGCACATTTGTCAATGCTTAAAAGCATACATTCCTGAAAACTCACTTCTTACCTTGTTCGAAAACATCGTAAACCACGGTGCCCGACTGGCAGAATCCTACCAGCCACGGTATGTATTCCACCCGGGGCTCGTCGTAAAACTCTTCATTCTCCAGGTCGAAGCGTATCTCACGGCGGAAGTTCACGCAGAAGTTGATGCGCTCTTCCGGCTGAAGCACGGGGAGGTCCATATATCCGCGATGATAGTTGATGAAAGCGCGGAGGGTGTCGAAGAATGCGGCATACTTCCGGTCGTCGTCCTTGTAGAGCAGATGCACGGAGAGGTCGAGGGCCACGTAACACTCTTTCACGTCAATCCCAATCAGTTTCTCACGTATCATTTTATCTATGGTGTCAAACCGTGACAGGTATATGGCTGCGGCATTTTTCTTCTTCCTGCTGAAAAGTGCCTTGATAAGTCTGCGCATTTTCATGGCTGTAATATATTAAAATAGTTGCACTACACGCAAAAATAGCTAAAATTCGGTGGAAAATATAAAATCATTGGCAATTATAAATTATTTTTCCTTATATTTGCATTGTGTTTTAAAACTCTCACTTCACCCCTGTCCGTCTTTCCCTGAAGCGGGCGGGGGTCATCGTTTCTATCAGGGCTATTCTTCTTCGCCCCATTCGTCTTCTTCATCGTCGCCATCGTCTGCCGGACGATCCATCATGCGGCGGGCAATGAGGGCTTTCATGCTCACCAGTCCGGTGCGCACTTCGGCTTCCTTGTCGTGCGTTTCTTCAGCAGTGCAGATTTCCTCGTCCACCTGCCAGCGCACGCAGAACAGGGCGGGATGTCCGTCGTAGGCCGTCTGCATGGCGAATCCCCGGCGTTCCAGTTCCACCAGATACGGAGGAAGCGGGTCGGGCATCTTCGGGATGGGCCATGCCTGGAAGTATTCACGGATGCGGCGCACGGTAAACACTTCGTCGGCATACTCCTCACGCTCCACCGGCTTGTAAGTGTCGGTAAAGGCATCCACCAGCTGCATCAGCGCTTTGGGAGGCTGCATCGCCGGGTCCTGATATTTCAGCTTCTTCTTGCTCATTACTCATTCTTAATTCTTCATTCTTAATTCTTCATTAAGCCGACATCGGCATACCCACGCCTATCATGCGGCCCGACCCGTAATAGCGCACACCGATTACCAGCGTGTCGAATGCGTCGCTCAGGTCGGTACGTGTACTCAATTCTGCCTCGATGTCGTCCACCTCCTTCGATACGCGGTTCTTCTCCTGACTCTTGTCTTTCTCGAAACCGTTACGTCCTTCCTTTACACGTGCGTTCTCCATGGAGGCAATCAGATACTCGTTGTTCTCCTTGTTGATGCGAAGGAACGGGCGCTGCGTGCCGGCAAAGCATCCGTTCAGGAACTCGTACTTCTTGTTGTGGCTCATGGGCCTTCCCATGGGTACTTCGATGACGTTCCATCCGTGGCTGCGAAGCACTTTCTTCACGATGTTGTAGAAACGGGTTTCTTCGTGTCGCTCACTGGCATAGGCTGCTCCCTGCTTGGCGGTGTCGTCGTAGTAGAAAATCACGTCACGGCAGGTCAGGCGGTGCGGCTCGTAATACTTGCAGAACATCTTGCAAAGTCCCTCGATACGGGTGTTCTTTACGTTGGTCATGCTGTTGAGTATGCGCAGCACGCCGGTGTTGCTCCGGCTGTCGGTCTGCCCTATCACCAGACAGTTGATGTGTGCGTTGTAGTCGAAGGCGATGCGCAGCGGTTCTCCGGGCTTTATGTCGGTGTCCAGACAGCAGTCCTGTGCCTTGGAAAGCTCGTTCAAGTCAATGCTTTCCGACTCCACACGCAGGGTACGCCCGCCGTTGTATATCTGCGTAATGGTGCGTTTCTTATATTTCTGTGCGGCTTCGAGCTGCTCTTCGTCGTTACTGAGGTAACAGTGCACGTCGGGGTCGAAGTTGGCATAATATCCGTCGTTGATTTCTTCCTTCTCGACGTTACGGATGGAGATGTCGAACATGGTGGGGGTAAGTTCCTTCTGCATGGTGCGGATGAACTGTTCGCCCAGAATGTCGATGTTTTCTATGCTGGAAAAGGAGAAGTAGATGCTGGCCTGGCAGCGCAGCTTGTTCAGCTCACGCTGGTATTTGGGGGACTGCACGATTTCCGGGCAGATCTGTGCCTCACGTATCATCTCCGCAATCTTCCGGTTTATTTCCGGTGTCTGCTCTTCACGGCGCTTCCGGAGCCATGCCTGACGCTTGGTGAGCGGTGCATCGCTTACAAAGAATATACTCTTGTAGTACGGATTCAGGTTTTCATCAAATCCGGGATGATTGGTGTTGATACCACGAAGCGTAGGAAGAATTTCGGCCTTAATCAGTCCCTCCGGCATAAAACGACACTCGTCGCCGATAATGGAGCACGAGTCCATACCGTTGGCAGCAGCCTTCACTCCGGTAGAAATCATGTAGTACACGAATCCGTTCCAGAAGTGGATGCAGTTTTCCCACACCTTCGGCTTTACGATGGGTTCCTTGAAATTGCATTTGGCCGGAGCGTGTCCACGAAAGAAATGGACTCCCTCTTTCAGTCCGGTCATTCGCTCCAGCGAGTAAAGCGTTTTAGGTACGGTCTTCGTGAAAAGCTGCTTGATACTGTTACCTAAGAAAAGTCCGGTTCCGCGCGGCATGGACTGGATGCAACCGGCCATTTCGGGCGTAATCAGTCCGTCGGTCTTACCTGTACCACGGCCTGCTTCTACGGTGGTATTCCGGCATCGGTAGTTGTACACCGCACGTTGGGCCGGATTCATGTAGATGTAGTTGGCCGCAGTTTCCTGCTCCTCCGCTTCCTGCACGCCCGACAATGCCGAGGCGTGACGCTGTGCCCGTCGGAGTGATTCCTCGCGGGCAGATTCATATTCGTTTCTCCGTGCCATGGTTTATTCCTCCTCTTCCTGTTGTGTAAAACCGTCCCGGTTTACTTCATCGTACTCCTCGTCCGGAGCGTTTTGTCCCTCGCTTACATATACGCCGTCGTCGTCTTCCACCATCTCCTGCCACTGGTCGAGCTTCACGCCGTATTTCTTTCTCAGGCGGCGCATTTCATCGCTGTCGTGCCCGGTTTTGTTCGGAAATTTCTTCTTCACATCCGATGTAATGACTACCGGCATACGTATCAGTTCGTCGCCCAGTTCCTCGGGTGTTTCCGGCTGATCCAGGCGGTCAATCTTGGTGAGCAGGCTTGCTCCGTTGTACACCGCTTTCATGTCGCCCGTATCGGCTCCGTTTCGCATCATCAGGTCGGCGGCGTGGCGCACCTTCATCGAGGAAATGTTTCGTTGTCCCTTGGCGTAGAATGACGAAATAAAGTCTATCACCTTCAGGTCGCCTCCCAACTGGCTGTACGTTCGTTTCCAGCGGTTGATGATGTACTGCCGCAGATTCATGAACGGGTCCTCCTCAAAACGCTTGTACGCATCCAGGCAGACTTCCACACGCTTTTTCTGCTCGTCGGTAAAGGCCATGTTCTGCCACGGCACACCCGTTTCAAAGTGCTTCCGCAGCAGGTCGTAGAATCGTTGTGCTATCTCACTTGCCATAATTGTGATTGTGTTTCTTTCAAGTGATTGATCACTCTCTCATATCCTATTTTAAAGTAATTGTCGTCTTTTTCTATACAGATACAACTTCTGCCAGTATTGATGGCTGCAATGGCTGTGGTCATGCTTCCGGCTGTATTATCTAATATCAAATCTCCTTCATTAGAATAGGTCTTTATCAGATATTCAATTAATGGAACAGGTTTCTGGGTGGGATGAATATTTTTATTATTTACATTAGAAAATTCAAGCACTGATTTCGGATAAAATAGTCCGTTATTCCCTTCGTGAACATAATCTTTTTTCTCTCCTGTTTTCCCAAGAACACCTTTACTTCTATCCGTATTACATCTTTGAATTTTTCTACCTGTAAAAAGTCCGTCTGTTCTCATCTGAGGATTATATGTAGGTTGTTTTTTATAAAAAATAATTATATCCTCAGTCCAATTCATAAATTGCTTTTTTGCATTCATTACATTGGTAGGTCTTGTTTTTAGCCATGTAAGCTTCTGTCTGTAATTTTTTAAATTACTTAATATAAGATTTGATGTAAATGGTTCTCTCCCAAATAATATGACCGCTCCATTTGTTTTTACTTTATAGTTATATAAATTCCATAAATCCTCAAGTGGTATTATTTTATCCCACTTGCATGATGTTATTTGATATGGCAAATCACAAACCACACAATCCACGCTACCATCAGGAATATGTTTCATTTCTTCCAGACAATCTCCATGTATCAGCTTTATACCACTTCCTAAATCCATTGTACATATATTATTTTTCAAAACATGTTTATGCTTGTTTGATCACGAAACAATTTTCATGATCAAAAGAATTGCTATTTCATAATGCTTTTCGTATGCTCCTTCATCCGCAACATCTCCGCCACATTCTCATACTCTTCCGGCGAGGTGGTGAGCGTGAACATCTGCATGGCGTTGCTACGCTGGGTGTTCAGGCTTCCCTGGATAACCAGGCTGTGCGATTTGCTCTTCACCGTGACGCAGCGGAAACCCACATTGTCCTCACAAACCACCAGCCGGCCCGACTGGATAAACTCGCCTAACTGCGTGCGAATCTCCTGTCGCTGGTTGAAGGTGGCTCCTGTGGATGCAGGCTGCGAAATGAGTATCATTTTGCTGACATCAGCAATATGGTCCGACGGATTTGTAGGATCGGGCTTCACACGCGAAAGAATACGACGGATGGTTTGAATGAGCTTTACATCGAGCCGCACCATGACAATGCCCATTTCACCTCCGGAACAGTAGCCGGACAGGGTACCCAGCAGATCGCACATGTCCCAGTCAGAAAAACTGAAGAAGTTGGCAGCCGTGTGCTTTTTGCTGCACTCGTCAATCATTCCTTCCAGCTGCTTGTGGTAGCAGCAGGGTTCAATTATTCTCATAATGCACCTCCTTTCATCTGACCTTCGGTTACACTTTCAGTAGGATCTACTTTCTTGCGTGCGGTTTCTGTAGTTTTTTTCGGTTCTTCCGCCGTTTTTATACGGTTTTCCGTTGTTTCGGCACGCTTTTCTTCATTTTCTGTACGTTTTTCGGTATTTTCGGATCGTTTTTCTGCTTTTCCTTCCGATACCTTTGGCTCCTGATTTTCCGTGTCAGCAGGCTTTGTCTCTGCCTGTACGGATACAACCGGAGCGTTTACACCGGGAATGGAGATACCGGCTGCAGTAGCTACTTCTGCCGTTTTCTTAGGCAGGTTTTCTCCCCATTCCATCAGCTCCTCGATACGAAGGCGAAGCTGTTCCTTGTACTCCTCGGTAATCTTCACGTCGCTGCGGTTGATGTATTTCTTGTTTCCTTCCACGCGGGCCTTGCGGCATACTTCCTGCTGGCGTACATCCTTCATGGCTTCTATCTCGGCACGGGTAAAGTCGCCAGGACGTTTCATGCTGTCGGCTGTGGAAGTTTCCTGCTCGGTGTAGGTACCGTTCAGTGCTGCATCCACATTGGTCCAGAACGCGCGGATTTTCTGCTCGGATGCGATGGCTTTCTTGGCCATGTCCGCGCGTGCTTCGTCGCTTACGTTGGGATTTTCGGCCATTACTTCCAGCGTGCCGCGATACTCGGCCAGTTCCAGGTACATGGTGGAAAGTTCTTTTTCTCCCTTGTCGCGGAGAGATTTCGGCAGCTTATCTTTATAGAGGGCAAATTCTTTCGGTCTGCGACCGTCCACTTCCTGCTCTTCGTACTGGCGTGCGGTCATGTTTCCTTCTTCATCGGGCGCACCATCATCCGGAACAATCGCTTTGTAACGAACGGTTCCAACCGGACCGCGAGTGGCTTTCTTGGCCAGTCCGGATTTCTTCCGTACTTCCTGCAGGAACAGGTTCATCTTGTTGAGTGCACGGCGGGCTTCATAGCGCTGTACGTCGCGAAGGAAATCCTTTGCCCGCACAATGGCCGACACCAGACGGCATCCTTCGTCGAAATCCTTCACAGGCACCTTCATCCAGCATTCGGCCAGCGCCAGCAGTTCCGGAAAAGTTTCGTCCGTCCATCGTTTCACCCGGTCCAGATAATCTTTCTTTTCTTCCTCGTTCATGGTTCTGTAGTCTTTTAAGTATTCTTTTTCTGTAATCATAACCTTTGTTTTTCAATTACTTTACCCCAAAAGTAGGGAAAACCTATATGTCGTTGAAGGACATAAAAAAGTCCGGCACCGATTAGCAAGTGCCGGACTTTCATCCACTTTTTCGTTTGTTAGAATATGCAAATCAAACGGTTATCCTCCATCTTCTGAACTTGCCTCTGATTTCAGCGTCAATGTACCCGACCAGGTAGTCAGGGAGTAGCGGTTCGGGTTGCTGGTCACTGTTACCGCATGACCGCTGTCAGAATCCGGAGTGGTACCGCTATCGTAGTTGTTGTTCACTTCCGTACCAAAAGTAGGATCGTACACTACGTAATAACCTCCTGCAGGGTTTTCCGCAAAGAAAATAGCGTCACCACGGTTCTTCAGGATACGGAGCACATGGGCTGCGTTTTCCACGTCCTTGTCGATGGTAAACATCAGCTGTACGTTATAGCCCTTTGCACCTTCGTTACCAGTTGAAGAAATCTGACCGCTCTGTTTCTTGATACGGAACTTCCACGCTCCCTTACCAGGAGAAAAAGCAAAAGAAGCTTCAGTAAATGCAGCTTTAGATGCTTCATATACAGGCTTTGCCGTAAGGTCTTCCGGATAAGCGACATAAATCTGATTACCGATACCGGCAAACTGTTCATCGCAACCGGCAGCAGCCTGACCAATATCCATTAAGTCACATGATAATTCTGCCATAATTGTCTTATTTTGAAGTTTGTATAATCGTTATCCCTGTCCCGATTTGATAGTCAGAGTTCCGTCCCAGGTAGTCAGGGAGTATCTGTTCGGGTTGCTGGTAACAGTTACTGCATGACCGCTATCAGAATCCGGAGTAGTACCACTGTCGTAGTTGTTGTTAACTTCCGTACCGAAAGTAGGGTCGTACACTACGTAATAACCTCCTGACGGGTTTTCTGCAAAGAAAATAGCGTCACCACGGTTTTTCAGGATGCGGAGCACATGAGCTGCGTTTTCCACGTCCTTGTCTATGGTAAACATCAGCTGTACGTTGTATCCTTTCGCCCCTTCGTTACCAGTTGAAGAAATCTGTCCGCTCTGTTTCTTAATACGGAACTTCCAGGCTCCTTTACTGGCCTTGAAAGTAAATGCTCCTGAAGCAAAAGCCGCTTTACTCTCATCGTATGTGGGAGGTGCTTTCAAATCTTCCGGATAGGCTACATATATCTGATTACCGATACCGGCAAACTGTTCTTCGCAACCGGCAGCAGCCTGACCAATATCCATTAAGTCGCATGATAATTCTGCCATAATTGTCTGGTTTTAAAAGTTTGTGTTTGTGTTGTGAAGGCTGCCAAACTTGGCAGCCTGTTTTATCTCAGCGGGCGGGTTACTCTTCGTCTTCCGGCTCGAAGATGGCCTGAAGGTAGGTCGGGTATCCGTTGTAAACGATGTCACGCGGAGAGATTGTTGCACCGTCGCTCCATGCCTTGAACTTGTATCCAGATTCAGCAGCAGGAGTCAGTTTCACAGTTTCGTCCTTCGTATATACATCCTTTTTCGGAGACAGCGTTACCTTACCCCATTCTTCGTTGTTGGAAGTAACGGTCAGGGTATTCTTCTGGTAGTCACCGTTCAGCTGTTCAATCTGTTCGATAGTACCGTCGCTCACACAGAACTTGGATGGTGCGATGTCCAGAATACGTGCGCCTACGGTAGACTGTACCTGGAAAATCAGCACATTCAAGTCGTTCGGGTCGTGACTCATCATCACCGAGTTCCAGTCGCTTGCACGGTCAAGACCGAACTGCAGGTTTTCAGGGAGAGTTGCAATCATACGATTACCCTTACCAATAATACCGTCGGTTACAATCTTGATGTTTTCCATTCCCACGAATGAGAATCCTTCACCGCCTGCACTTGTAGTCTGCAATCCGGTAAACTTACGCATGTAGCTGTGGGTAATGAGTCGCTTCTGCTTCGGCGACATGTAAACGATTACTTCCTGAGCGTTACGCAACAGCGGATGCCATCCTTCCACCCATTCTACAAATGCGTCGAAGTATTCTCCATCCTGAGTTTCAGGACCTTCGTTAATCGGGTCGCAAGCCACAAGGTTTCCTTCCTTGGAAGAAATCTTACCCTGATTAATAAGGTTGTTAATGATAGTCCAGTAACCGTTGTACAGACTGAGCGGGTCGTCTTCTCCCAATTCAATGTTACCGAAGAACAGGTTGCTCAGGTTGTCGCCGGCAAACTGCTTACCAATCTGACGAAGGATAAATTCTGTGACCGGTGCATTGTAGGTTCCGTTTGAACCCAGGATGCTGAACGGCTGTTTTTCGCGGAAGTTCTGAAGGTTTTCGTAGTAACGTGACCAAATCTGGTTCATCACCAGTTTGCTTTCGTCCATGAAACCAAGGGTTGACTTCAGCGTAGAACCTTCCTTGTAACGGCGGGCTTCACCACCCTTACGACGGAAAATGATTTGAGTCTGTGCGTATTCAATATCTTCGATAACCTTGATGCGAAGTTTGTTGAACACTGCCATGTTATCGAGAACCGGGCTTTCGATGATGTCCGGAGCAAGAATGTCTTTTACATGCGATACATTCTCTTCACTGAGTGCGTATAACTTTGTAGCCATATTGTTTGTGTCTGGTTTAGTTTTTGTGTCGTGTTCTTATCTCTTATCGTGCTTTGCTGATTTCAACATCACGCTTGCGGCGGGCTTCAGCTTTTTCGCCCCAGCTCATGTTTTCACCGCATACGCTCTGCACATGGAACTGTCCGCTTTCCTGACCTCCGTTGTTGTCTTTCGGAGGGTCCTGCGGAGTAGGTTCCAGCTGTGCCGTTTCGCTCAGCTCCTTGATTTCCGCATCCTTTTGTTCGATGCTCTTCTGAGCTTCATTCAGCTTCGCTGTCAGGTCTTCCGATTCCTTCTTATGAGCGTCCTTCAATGAAGAAACCTCTTTTTCGTGTTCCGCTTTCAGGTTGGCCAGTGCTTCCGCATGGTCTTTCTTCATCTGTTCGATGGTTGCGTTAAGCTGTTCTACTTCCGTGAGTTTTGCAGCCAGCGTAGATTCCGTCTGTTTAGCTTTCATGACGAACTCTTCTACATTGTCCGCCATGGTTTCCACCATGTAGAAACCGCCGTTTTCTTCGACTACCAGGGAGTTTACCTTTGCAGCCGACTGAATAAATGGATAGCTTTTTGCCATAGTTGCTTGTTTTTGAGTTTGTGATTCTGTTTTATCTGATGCCGGCTGCTCCACAGAAGCCTGTTCCTGTGTTCCCGGCTGCTTTTCTTCCTTGATTCCTGATGGTTTGCTGTCTTCGCGTGAGGCTCCGGACGAATTTCCTTTCTGACTCTGACTCACTCCGGCCAGCTGCTGCACGCGGTTCACGCAGAACTTGAAGTCGCCCTGACCGTCGACCATGGTACCCACCACATCGCCCGCATCGAAAGTTTTTCCGGTCAGCTGGTCGTCCGTCACTCTGGGACGGCGCTCGCGTACCATCTGCTGAAAGTCGGCACAGTGCCGGTTCAGCTCTTCCTTGATGCCGTCATAGTTCCCCTCGGCCGCGTCGCGGTACTCCTTGTTCTTATAAGGAGATCCGTCGGCGTAAATCTCGGCGTACCGTTCCTGAGTCACGGTGTTCACATCGCCGTCCTTGTTAGTGAGCATCGCGCACATAGTACCGATACATCCCACCGTGTCGTGCGGATTGGTGAAATACACTTCGTCGCACAGAGCCATCAGCGCATAACCGGCACTGCAGGACATCCCGTCGATGTGACCCACAATCTTCTTTCCTTTTGATCGGGCGTAGTTGAGGGCCATCTCATAGTCGTACTTCGCCATGCTGCTACCGCCCGGGCTGTCCATCTCGATAATAAATCCGATGGTATGCGCATCGTCAGAAGCACGCATGATGATGTCCTTGTGTTCCTTGCTTCCGTAGGAACACAGGTCGCCATTACGAAGAATGGGGCCCTGTACGTCGATAACCGAAATGATGCGGTCGTCTTCTTCCAAATCGTACCAGTAGGTTATGCGGTCGTAATTACCCACGTAGGTTTTCTCCGTAAACCCGTCGCGCGAAGAAAGGAAGTAAGGTCGGTCGGTCCGCTCGTCCGGCTTCTCGTAAGGACGGTGTGAGGCAATGTTGTCAAGAATCGTTCTCCGGTAAGCATGCAGAGACTCCGGGTAAAAGTCCCAGAATCGCGTAGACATGATTTCGTGAAATGCTCTTGTTGCCATTTTCGTTTGATAATTAATTGATTACATCACGAAATTACGCACGCGAAATGCGGTGATGAAGGACACAAAAAATGACTAAATGCGTGAATTACAGAAATATGCGGATGCTCAAACGGATTTTCTCTGCAAATAAAAACCTGCTAAGAATGAGCATGTTGTAAAACACAAGGAGTTTGTGCGAAAAAAAGAAATTTGCGGCGGACGCAAAGAAATTGAAGAATGTCACAAATACAATAATGAAGATTTACCTGCAGGACAAAAGAAAAACGCGCACAAAAAGAAAGGCCCAAAGAAAAAATGCCGCCCCACACACGTACGCAGGAACGGCATTCCAACGGAAAGAAAAAAGCAATATATATAATAAGGTGTAGATGTCAGACCACACGCTGTGCGCCGGTCACGTTGCGGATGGTGAGTGTGCACGAAATCACGCCGTCGCCTTCCTCATACTGAAATTCATAACCGTCGCTCACGGCACGCACAAACATTTCACCGTCACCAAATGTTCTTACAATCAAATGGTTAGTGCTATTTTTCAGCGTTTCAAGCTGTAAATAGGTTTCCTGCGTCACCCTCTCTACCTCCCAACTCACCGTCACTTCGTAAGAATCGCCGGCCACGCTGGTTTCCGCACTCTCCTTCAGGCTCCCCGATTTCGGTTTCATCTGAATGGAAATCTTACGGTCGCCCGACACAGAAAAATCAGGTTTGTCACTTTTCTTCTCAATATTGAACGGGCGGGAAAACGTAACCGCGTCGTCCGGATAAGCTTCAATGCTGCCTATCAACTCGTAATAATTCTCGCTGCAATTCATGATTTATGTGTTGTTTTTTGTTTAAAAATAGCGGAGGACAAACAGGAGGACAAAATACCTTGTTTTTTAACTATTATTTCGGGTTATTCATGTATTAATTTCTGTTTATGTATAGGTGAGTGCGGTATCATTTAAGCTTTCAAGCCATTCTCTCTTTTTTTCAATGTCGGAATGAATACGGTTTATCATCCGATTGTAATACCTGATCATGTTCTCATAGTACTGCATCGGTATATCCATGGCCACCATAAAATCGGATATAGCATTTTCTCGTGTGGTACGCAATCCCTGGATTCGTGCAGAAGTGAAACATTCGTCTACAAACTTCATACATTCCATCCAGAACTCACGCTTCACAAGTTTGTTGAACTCTACAAACCCGGTATTGCTTAGCTGCCAGTTATCTGAAGTCTTCACAATCAATCCACCCTTAAACACTCTTTCGGGTATCTGTACGGCAATATATTCCTGTTTTTCAGCGGTGTCCATTACACAAATACCACTTCTTTCAAATAAATCCGATGTGCCGTTATAGTTGAACATACGTTGTGAGCATGATCTTGGACTTATTCTCACCATACTGTAATTATTCACCAAATACTGCTCCATACACGTGTAAATAGGGCTCATAAATGGAATAATCAATACATCTTTACCATATCTGCTTTCCATGTATTTGCGGAGGTATATGCTAAGCTTGACATACATTACCGGAGGTGCAGATACATTCTTTTTTGTGCTGTGGCTTTTCATAAATATACGTAAATCAATTAATCAACAGCAAGTTACGGACGATTCAACACCAATCGGAATTTCATTCAACAAAAAAAGGTTAAGCGACTGGGGCCTTATTTTGCGTGTTTTTCACGATTTTGCAAAGCTGTGCAATTTTCTTGCAAAACACTTCTCAATACTTATTTATTTAATTATCAATCATTTATAGTGGATGATAAATAATAAATAAAGAGTTATTGCCGATTGTTCATTGATTTTGAAGTGAAGAAAACGTATTTTTTTCGGTAAAGAACAGATTTCAGGCTGTCCGGCTTTTTCTCTTATGTCCATTGCGTAGCTCTCTCTGTTACACGATGAAGTTGGATATAAAGGAAGTAGAACGAAAGGGGAAAGGCGAGCTTTGTCGCCCCGCGTTCCGCAGGCCGACCTTTCCCTCCTTTCGTTCTTTCAGGTTTCCCTTCGGATTCCTTCCCCATTCGGACGCTCACAGGAAGAAATGATTCGACTGATGCACACCCTTCTCTACCCTACGAAAAATTTTTATTTTAAAGATTTTGTAAACTCGTTTTTCGTGAAAAATCGGCAAAATATCAAAAAGTACAATACTTTTAATTGATTATCAGATAGTTATTCATTGCAGAAATTTCGCCAACGCTTCGCAATCTTTGCAAAATTGCTTACAAATGATACTTAACTAACTGATTATCAAATTGCAAAATGTTTTGCAAAGGGTGTGTAAAACTTGTAATATTTGATACTGAATTGATTTTATAAGCGATTTTCTCTTTGTGCCGGAATGATTTTCCCGAAAGTCTCGTTCCTATTAAGCGCGGTCGCAGTGGCGATACTACGCCAGTTTGGGATTTATGTAACTAAATACTTCTTTCGTTGACAGAAAGAAGGCGTAAAAGTGCAATTACATACACTCATACGCCTTCTTAAAAAGGGGTATCACCAACATTTTGTACAAAAGTAACTCTAAGGTGATATTTCCACAGAAATATACATAAATTAAACCTCTAAGGCTTTTAAACAGCCTAAAAGAGTTAATTTATGTATATAGAATTAGACCTTTAAAGGTCTGTATTCATTTAGACCTAAAGCCATATTTGACTGAAATGAATATTCTCCCAGAAAATTTATGTGTGACCAATTTAAGGGTGATATATCTTTAATAAATTTTCATCTATACCTTTATATTTCTTTTGGTATTCTACGGCCTTTTCCAGATAGACGGTATTCCATATACTTATGGCATTAATCAAAATATTCAATGCGCTGGCTCTTTGTAGCTGATCTTGTAAATCCCGTTCACGCAGCTCTCCTTGTTTCCCGAAAAATACAGCTCGTGCAAGTCCATTCATTGCTTCCCCTTTATTCAGTCCTACAAGAATCCTCCTTCTCAATACATTATCTGTAGCATATCCCTTTATCTGTATCGTCACGTAAAGATGCTATTGCCAGGAACAGGTCCTCGTTTGCACCGCAGTCAATACAGTGTGGATGATTGTCCGAGTCTGTAAAATGCCAGGTATCTCCTTCTAAAACGAGGTGATTCCCTTCTATATTGTTCCGGGAAACCATATACATTGTGACATATCCTAATGCTGCCACATTGAATGCCAATTCTTTTCTCGCATTCCTTATAAAACAAGGTTGTGTAAACATAAGCTGATTCTTATAGGTAGGTTAATGACACTTTTATCCCATCGTTCAAAGCTTTCTCGAATGTATCGGTATATCCATCCATCTGCGATATGAGAGACAGATCCTCCATGTCGTACAGGCGGTAGTACCATCCATGTTTGTTAAGGTCGACAACGATGTGTATCTTCCCTTTTGTGCGGACCCATTTTTGAGCGGCGTATAGCGTGGGAGCCAGGTATTCGTACTGGGACCCGTTTCCACCCCTTATCAGGTCGCCAAACTTTCTTGAGGTGAATAACAATACAACCAGTTTTGATATACCAGTTTCAGCCGATATGTAAACGGCCCGGCAGTTTTCTCTATATCCTTTGTCCTGAAGAAGCTTTGCTACTTCAAAAGTGACAAAATCTTCATTTATCATATTATGTTCCGCTGACATGGTGCTATGCTTTTAATGGTTTTAAAAAGTTTCTTGTAAAGCCTAAATCCAGTCCTCTATCGTGGTAGAATTTCAATACTGCATCGTGGCTGTGCCGTGTATAGAAACCTATATTGACGAGGATATTGAATATCTCCAAAGCCGTATATTTCCGGTAATCTTCAATGGTAAAGTAAGTATTTGGAGAGTATTTGGAACCACCGGAAAACTTAAAGTGAAGGCTACCTTCATGCTCCTGTACCTGAACTACAGGCCAACGGTAACTGTCCTTAAATTTAGGAATATCCTTCCATTTAAGTTTTGACTTCCGGCTTTCGTGGATTCTAATTTTATTTTCCAAGACAAGTTATATTAAAATTGTTACCATTTGAACAATAACTGCACATTGATGTGAACGGAGAATAAACCCTTCCGCACTTTGGACATATCCAACCTTGCTGTCCAAATATCCCCGAATTTAATTTTGTTGAATTTTCCTTTTCCTCCCTTGCCATTTCTACAGCTTTTAAGGCAGTTTCTTCCGATACAATGTAACAAAGTTGTCCTCCAGGATAATCTTCACGTCTTTTTGATTTTATGTATTCTTCCGGTGTCATAATTATTGTATGTTAAGTAAAACCCATATTAAGCAGACAAACATAATGAAGGCGACAATCCCTGCACAAATGGCCGGGGTTAGCATTCTCTTCCACAATATATCTGCCTTGTGGCATCGTTCATTGATATAATTGATTTTTGACATGTGCTCACCAAACTGAAGCTCCATCATGTGACGTGCCCATCCAGTAAGCATCTTATCAAATCTTTGTCTGGCTTCTTCTTTGATAGTGAACTTACCTGAAGGGTTTAGCAGGTATGAATCTGTCCTGAACTCAAACTCTTCTGAATCCAGAATATCACGTCCACCACTACTTCGTATCTCCATGGAGACTTTAAGCCATGGAATTGCTTTTGTTTTCCACATTTCGAGGGCACGTTTCTCTATTTCTTCTGCGTTGGCGTTGGCCAGCTCTTTCATCTTTTCGTACTCGTCTTTCGGAACGAATACGACTGCTTTTTTATCGTCGATATACATAGTTTATAAATCTTTTTTTAACACATCGCTTATAGCTTTGAACAGATCTGTCCATAATGTAATTGGCAGCTCGCTAGTCTGTAGTTTACTCACAAATATCTTACCATCCCTTAGAGTGAAATCCCCTTCAATGTGAAGATGAACAGTTTTCGCTTTTTTCTCTGGAGAAGGAGTATTCTCTTTTACATCAGGTAATGCTTTCTTCATAGTCGTATGTTTTTAGAATCCAATTTTACGTCCCCATCCAACCGTAAATTTATAAATAGGATTATCCATACTAAAATACTCGGTCCCGGTAAGCAGCCATTTTATAGGTTGGATAACAAGTCTGACAAAAACAGCCCATATTATGTAGAATAATATTGTCATTCTGTATAATATATTTGATTTGCTATTCTTCCTATCCCTTGGAGCATACAGAAATGTTCTCCCGCGATTAACAAGTATTCTGTACTGGTCTTCCGTCAATTCAACTCCAAGCTGTGATAATTGTTTTTTTAACTGATGTGGGTATAATTCATCAAGATATTCTGTTTTCATGAGTCCCTAGTTTTAGATTATTCTTTACTTTCCTGACTTTCTTCAATCATCCTTTCCACTTCCTGAATGTCGCAGGTGAATTTGTTATAAAAACTATCATACTGGGAACATTCTTCGTCGACATACTCTATCCATGCCGTTTTGGTCTCAAGGTTGATAATTATCATCGGCCTGTTGCAGGAATCGTCTTTCCCTAGCACTCTGTTTTTCAGCTGCTGAATATCGAAGTTGCAAAATATACGATGTAACTCCACGTTATAATAATCGAATATCGGACCGGTGTAGATAATGTTTTTCGTTTTCTTACCTGGGTATTTAAGTTCAATCATTGGTTTATGGTGGAATATCGGTCGTTTTATCTCGCTCCATGCGATTGGCCTTACATTGTAGGCCCATGTGCCGTCTGACATGATGAAGGAATTGGTGTATCTTCCGTCTTCCAGCATGACGTTCACGCATTGTCCTTTCGGAGGGAGTGAAGCTTGTACGCTTTTCCATTGATAGAAGTATGACGCATCCCATGAAGTCCACATTGCTTTTATTATATCGTCAATGGAGAAGTGTATATTTTCTTTGTTCCCTAAGTCCCTAATACGGTCGTTAAACAGTTGCGTGGCGCATTGGTGTATATATTCTTCCTTATCCATGGATCAATATGCTTAGAGACACATTAATGAATTGATTTTTCTTCCTTTTCGGCTTCCATTCTCTCTCTTTCTTCTTGTAGAGCTTTCAGCTTTTCGAAAAGTCCACCTTTATTTTTATTCCTTTCCTTGATATTCTTATCAAGCTTTTTCAGGTATTCATATTTCTCCTTATGCCTGATTTTCATATTGAGAGTGATTAATGGTTTCACAATAACGCGTAACACTATCATACATATCAGGACAGTTGCAAAAACACCCCATAAAGGACATGTTACCCACCACCAGCTCCATTCAATTACGTGAGTTAGTTTCAGTACAAGGAATACAATAAACAATGTTGGCAAAAAATAATCTTTCATGATTCTATAATTTTAATCGTTTGTTTTATTTAGTTTTGGTTTCGGGAACCAGTTTCTTCTTTGTTTTGAGTTTTGTGTACTCGTTCATTTCTTTGTCGAAGACAGACAGGAGTTCGAGCTTCTTTTCTTCCGGAATGTAGCCAGTATCAATCAGCTGCTGAATCAGTCTATCTGTTACCTCTCTGCTCTTCCTGACAGTCTTTTGCAGGCTTGATAGCGCCACTACAGATGAGGAAGGGTGCATCTGGTCTGCTCTGTATAGCTTAATCATGTTGATTCTCTATTTTTATTACATTCAGTACATTCAGATACACTCGGAGCATAGACCCTACCACATACCGGGCATACCCATCCTTTTCGTTCCTTATCGGTGATAACTTCATACTCTTTTAATTGCAATGCAGCTAAAGCCACATTGTACAAAACAACTTTTTCGCTAGGCTGTGTAATCCCATGTATAGATCCATAAGTTGCTTGCATTTCCAAAAACTCTTCTGCTGTCATAGCCATTCTTATTTTACAGATACTACATTCGGGTAAAATCCCGCAAAAGGCAATTCCAATCCCATGGTTCGGAACGTATAAGTGCTGTCGACCTTAATCCTACCGAGTAGTTCAGGATGGGACAAGAAACCGTTTATGCTTATTCTCATGGTCCCTCCGGATGTGAAAAGGAGATAATAAACCTCGGTAGTCGTATTACCTTCACTTGAGGTTACATTTTCTATTTTCTCAATCCGATTCACAGTGGCCATTACCTCACGCTGGTTGGAAAATGTAACAATGCCGGCCAATAACATTAATACAACAGTCACAATTGCTATAAATGGTACTTTCTTCATAATCATATTAAGTCTTATTTTTTCATTTTTATTCGTTTACATGCGTTATAGATTCCATCATTCAAAGCTTCTTCAAAATCATCCCAGCAACCACCATCATTAGGCCCTTTAAGGTCATAATCTGTAATGAATGTTCCATTGTCAGCTTTTGACATAGACCAACAGTAACCGCAAGCGTTTCTGTATATTTCGACAGATATATTGTGTTTCTGCCGAAGATACTTTTGAGCCTCGTATAAGGTTGGGCATGAACATCTTTTTTCTGAAAGATTGAAATTTTGCTCATATTCAGATGGACAACACCTAAGCCCGTTCTCTAAATATGAATATTTGCAGTTTTCATTAAAACCTATTTCTTTCAAAAGCAATCCTACATCGTGTGTTACATAATCTTCCGGTCTAAACATGTCTATTTTATTTATAAGGGTTATTATCCAAAACTAAAGCTGAAACGGCCATCCCTTGTGCGATCAGGTTACGGTAGTCTATGTGACACTGATGCAGCACGTGAAAGGCTTGCTGGAAATGACGAAGGCCCAATTGCGTGCTGTTATGCTTTCCTTCTTCCGGAGTAATAAAGAAGCTATGCAAGCTCATTTCGCACACCTTACATCCCCAGGCGAAGAACTCCACGCATTCTCTTTCTTCGTCGAAATTCCAGGTGGTATAAAGGCCCATATACCCGTCGAAATCGAATGCTTCTGCCAGATACTTCATCGGGCAGATTTCCGAGCCGTTCACAAAGATTTCTTCTGTGATTGAAGACAGCGGATAGAGTATCGGCTTTATATCTCCCAATCTGAACCCTTTCCCGAGACATCTTTCGCCTTTTAATGTTTCGGCATTCAGGCCAATTTCGTTACCATGCCTGTCTTTTTTCTTATAAGCCCATACCTTATATCTGTCGGCTGAGTTTATAACGTCCATTTCGATCATTCCTTGTTTCGTGATAAACGCCAATCCGAACGGTAATCTGGCTGAAATATCTTCCAGTAACAGTAGTTTTTCTTCTTCTTTCATTGTCCATCAAATTTAGTGATTACATAATCTGCTTCATTACATCCTGTATAAAAGGAGACAGCCGCAATCCTGGCTCTTAAAATTCTTCCTGGTAACTCTTCATTTAACAGCTTCCCTTTCCGGTAGTGTGCAACGAGTGAAGTCGCATCTACGACGAAGGAACCGCTAATAGCCGGGTACTTTTTCAGGGTTTCTTCGATGAACTCTTCGACAGTGTATTGCCTGTCAAAATCCACATATCCTCCAACATAGGGAGAAGCATGAGTGGGAAAGACTCTTATTAGTTCAAACATTTTTCTTCTCCTTCCTTATTTATTCCAGTATTAAAATCGGACGAGACACAATGCTTATAACATTACGCTCGATGTTTTCATTACAGCAGAATTTCAGAATCCACAATGGACCGTCTTTTACACATACACAAGTCTTCCACATTTTCCCGTTATACAGGGCCGATGGCTGAGATCCGCTATAATCTTTCAGCTTGTCAAAAGATTTTCTCGACATAACAGCACATTCTTCATCCACCAAAATATCGCTTTCGTCAGGCTGCTCCCAGCTCCTCCCAAGCGGATCAGTTATCTTTGGAATTTGAATCAGCTTACTCATGGTAATTTTCCTCTTCAATTTTGTGCCCAGGGCTTCCACCTCCGTAATAATCGAAATCCGGGCAGTCGTCACTATCCCCTAATGGCATACACTTATAACCTTTTTCAATGCAATCGTTTATGAATTGTCTTGCTTCAGCATCATTCAGTTCTTTCCCTTCCACAGTTAAAAGTCCATCCATGCTTTTGCCTTCATAGACTTTCAAAACTCCTTTCAGATCCCAGCTCATGTGCTTAATCAATTTCATACTTCTTCATTTTTATTGGTATTGGTTTATCTCTCACTTTTCCTGTCAGTCCGGCTCATCATATCTGAACTTGTCTGTTGCTTCCACCAGTCTAAATCGTTCGTTGTCGTATGAAGTGCAACAGTATTCGGGAAACCAATCGGGTCCATCTTCTCCCCAGTAATACCCCATGGATTCGGTAACATTCTTGCTATCCGTTTCTACAGTAATACATATATCTCTGTTCACTATCCCGCTCAGATATTCAATGGCATACCAAGGTTCCTCCCAAAACCAGCAAAAACCTATGGATGTTGATTTGCTAAACTTACTATGGTCTTTTTCATTCACCAGCAACTCTCCACGCATATACCTGTCGAACTCCTCTTGTGAGCAAAATCTGTGTAATATCATAACTTGTTTGTTTAAGCGTTATTTATTTTCCATGCAGTTCCGAAAAGCTTTTCCATCCAAGCTCCGTAAATTTTGTAGAATATACTTCTCCACGAGGCATTATCGGATTCCAGTTCACATCACAGAATAGCCGGTAGTGGAATACTCCAGCTCGCTTCCCATCTTCTGAATATGGAGGCTCGCACCACAGCATACGCTTGTTATATCCGAATATCCTGTCAAGAATATATTCCGCTTTCTTCCTGTTCCATCCCCCAGGAAATGAGATTGACAGGTGATAGCATCTTTCGTAATCCGGATTTTTCCACCATCCGCAGGTATGGGCTCCTTCATCACGTGTAAATATGATTATGCAATCGTATCGTTCCAAAAACCATCGGCACTTATCAAGGTAATCCATTGTGGCCGAAGTGCCTCCAAAAATCCCATTCTTAGCTGTTTTCACAATACGCTGGAATGTTTCTGTATCGCTTGCGTTATAAAGTATTCGTCTCATCTCACTTTATTCAATTTCTTCACTTCCTTCACCATCAGCAATGCTTCTCCCAGAGTCTTTCCAGATTTCACAATTTCAAAGGTTTTCTTTCTGCCTAATGCCTTGTAAACAGGAATCCAGTCAGTCTGTACCAGGTCGGCCGGTTCGCCGGGTGGTATGGCTTTCCCATCCTTTACGTAATACGGACTACTCGGATCACTCAGTTCATACAGGGTTATTCCATCCTTGTTTACAATGTCGTATTGTTTCTTCATGAATATAACTCCGCCATAATATCGGGCAACAGAAAGGTGTGTGTTCATCCAATAGGATTCTTCCATGATTATAGGAACTTCCATTATTGCCACTCCTCCTTTCCTAACCTCTTACTCTCCTCTTTCAAAGCCTGAAGCTTCGCAAAAAGTCCGTTTGTTTTAGTTTTCTTTTCTTTGGATGTAATTTTCTTGTACGCCATACCGATGGCAATCATTGAAATACCCGTTTTTATCTGCTGGATGTCGCCATCCATGGTTTCTAAATCTTGAAGCGTATCTTCATTGATAACCACATTGTCGAGCTCTTTCATAGCTTCTTCAGCGTCCTTCATACTGATTCCTGAAACAAGCATCACAGCTTTGATAAAATCCTTTTCTACTTCGAAAGTGATACTCACTTTTTCATTCTGATTGTTTCCCATATCTCCCACTATTTTAAATTCCTTCATAAATCGTCATCGGAACAGAAGTGTCCACAAACAAATGCCCTACAAACGAACCGTTGAAAAGTATAAAAGTCCCTATATACATCATGTAAGGCTCAAGGTTTATCTCTTCACCGGTCATTACCATACGGAACTTTACTCCCCGCTTTGGCTTTGATTCATCTTCCAGTGCCCAGATATATACTTTCTCGTTTACCACATCAAGTTTCAGCAGCTTACTTCCCTCGTAAAGCGGAAGCGTAAACTCTGACGCTGCCGGGATTTCATGTTTTAAAATTCTTGCCATATTCTTTTCTTTTTAAGGTTATTAATCATCTTCAAAGCGCTTCTTTTCCTCCCACTCTTCGTCGGTTTCCGGGCAGGAAAGTATCTCCTTGGAGTCTTTGGGTTCCTCACCCAGCTTGTAGAAAAAGCACACACGGGTAAATTTACGGGTGCGTTCCTCACGACGGATCGTGTCGTTCATAAACTCCTGCTCCCAGGCGTAGTGACGGGGATATTTGGAGCCTTTGTCCGAGCGGTAGACGATGGAAGGGTTCATGGTGTACTGCATATTGAAGCAGTAAGCCTGCATCTTTTCTATCATTTCGTTCTTCACGGATTTCACGCTCTGCAATGTCACCGCGTCGCCCCGGTGTTCCAGATAGCTGATAGCCATTTCACTGATGGACACCGGCCTTTTCCAGTGCCACTGGTTCGCAAAGAAATGATTGGCCCAGTCAATGAATACCTGGTCCTTGATGGCGGAGTAAAGTATTCGCATCTGTCCGTCCTGCGACATGGGCGGTATCAGGCTTTCCTGCAGGCCGAGGTAGAACTGACAGCTTTGCAGCATCATGTACACCGCTTCGTCACGTTCTTCTTCGGTGGCTTCCAGAAAGATGTCTTTCCCGAACTTTGTCTGCGGCGTGCGTTTCTTGAACTGGCCGGCGTAGTCCTCGTCGTGGTAGTAATCGCTCTGCATGGCCAGGAAGATACGGCGTGAGGTGCTTCCTTCGGTCATATCGAACGGCATCTTGTTCATGGTAATGAATATCTTCGGGGTTGCCTCGCGCGGCAGTGTCATTTCATCGTGATACAGGGTCTTTACCGTAATGTTGTCCGTAATGTTGTAGAACTCGCTGCCCATCATGTCGGGACGAAGGTCGTCTATCAGACACATGCTGTCTACGGTATAATGGAACTTGTCGAAGTTCTTGGCCATGTTCTCTTTCTTCTTCAAGGTCTGACCGGGTATGTAGCACACCTTCCGCACCAGCTCGAAGAAGGAACGGAAGAAACTTTTTCCGGTACCTCCGCTGTTCTTTCCTTCGTCGGCCACGGTGTATTCCGTCACGAATCCCATCTTCTGCATGGTGCCTGTACGATAGCGCGAAAGCATGTAGCCCATGAGCGCTACCTTGCAAATGAAGTGCATGTCCTGTCGCTGCTTTTCCAGCTCGGTAAGCGGATAGCCTTCGGCTTCCTTTCGCCAGTGTATGCGGCTGGTGTCGTACAGCCACTGCACGCAGACAGGCATCTGGTCAATGTCTTTCGGCATTTTCAGCAGGAAACGGTACAGACGCTGGTAGGCGATGAACTCTGCATCCTCACGGCGGCGCTCGTTCTCGTTCATCCGCTTGTCGGCCATTCGCTGATCGTTCAGCTCCTTACGTGCGGCATATTCCGGATTCTCCTCGATGGTGAACAGCGGGGACTTGAGCGGATGGTAATCGGCGTCAATAATCGCCTTCCGGTTGACATGGAAAGGAAGGTCCACGTAGTCCACCGGCTCAATGCTGTCGCCCGTCACCTTCACGGCGCAGTTGCGGAAGAAGAAATAATCGAAATCCTTCCCCCACGACATGAAGTTCAGGTCTACTTTCTTGATTCCGGACATGGTGTCGCGTCCGATTTTCTTCTGGGTACTGATGGCGTTGCTCAGTTCCTCGGAGTAATACTGTGAGTTGTATATCAGGAAGTCTTTCATGATTTCCTTCGCTTCGCTCAGTGCCTGGCTCTCTTCCACCACATCGACAATGTTGTTGCTGATGTGCACAAACTTGGTGGTATCCGCTTCGTCGGTGTATTTGTAGAATCCGTTGGCCGAAAGGAACTGGGCCATATTGTCGAAGTTCAGGGTGTATTTTCGTACCACTACCTTACTTTCGTCTTCCTGCTTTTTGGTCTGGTACTGCACATCCCAGAACCGCATACGGCGGGCGGTCTTGAGCAGGTCGTCAAAGTAGCGGTTTACGTTGGTGTGAATGAGTTTTTCATTGCGGCGCATCACAGCAGGATAGAAGTTGAAGAACTCTTCGGCATCCTTGCAGGCTTTCCCGCTGCGTGGATTGTACTGGGTGGAGAGGTCTTCGGGCAGGTAGAGCACTTTCAGCTCCACATGTTTCAGAGCCAGCCGGTTCATGGCGCGTATTCCGGTGCGGTCGATGTCATACATCACAAACACTTCCATGGAGATGTTCAGCAGGCGACGGATGGTTTCCGACGAAATCTCCACACTCTCGGAGTGGGGAAACACCACATGAGCGTCGCTATGGAAGTACACATTGATGGCATCGCGCGGTCCGGAACAGATCACAATCCGGCGGAACACGTCGGCAAAAGCACGGGTACGCCGTCCCTGCTCGTCCACCCGGGTTTTCTCTATATTGATAATGGGATGCCCTTCCTTGTCGGAGGTTTCCACACGTCCGGTCTGCAGGGCACGCATCACGTCAGCGTCGCCGTAGATTTCCTTGTAGAATCCTTCCGGACGGCTTCCTCCCTGGTACCACCAGGTAAACTTGTAGTTGGGCTGGCGGCGGCCGTCCGCATCGGTTGTCTCGCGGAAATAGGGCTCATATTTCCGTGCCCACCAGCCGTTCTCGTCTTCGTAGCGGAAAAGGAATACCGGGTAAGAAGGTGTGGACTTCACTTCGTAGCTGGTCAGTACGCCGTCAGCATCGGCCTTTTCGGGGGTAACGTAGCTTTCCAGCGGATAAAGATTGAACATGGTGCGGAGCTGGATGCTGTCGAAGGGAGCGGGCATGTCGCCACGGTAAAAATCGGGATTGAACGAACAGCGCAACAGGTTGTTTCCGTCGGCATCGGTCACGGCTGTCTGCTCGGGGCCTTCGCTTGTGTTTTTCCCGGTGCGGAACACGGGGAGCACCTGGCAGCCCAGCGCGCGGAGCTCAGCGGGTGTAAACTCGCCCTCACGGATGCGGAAATCCACTTCCGGCTGCGGGGCGGTCTTGCGTGCCCGGTGGAAGAATCCGTTCTTGTAATCTCCTTCAATAATCAGGTTGAAGTCTTTGGCCAGCCGGTTCACCGCGTCCGGAAAGTCGTGTTTCTCTCCTGCGCGTTCCAGAAGACGCTGCTGCAGCATGATGGCTCCTACCCCTTTGCTACGGTTCTGCTCGCCGCATACGAAGCAATTGAAGGCGGCATAGCGTTCTCCCTTTGGCGGGAACTTGCTCACACAGAAACTTCCGTTCTTCTCGTCGTGAAACGGGCAGCGGTAGAATACGCTGCGTGCAGTCTGCGATGCGGGAAGGTATCCGTTGTTGCGCATCACGTCGGGAAGCGGGAGCGCATTGAGTTTATCAACTGTCTTGTCAGAAATCATTTCAGGGAATTTTAAAAGAGGAATGTCACCTCGTAGTTCATGCTTTCCATTTTTGCTTGTATCATTTCTTTCAGGCTATCTGGCAGGCACATCATAGGGTCTGGCTCATGCAGGTAAATCGTATTTTCCTGCACGCTTCCTGTGGAAGAATATCCGTCGTACACCAGCTCGTTCATAAGCTTCTGCATGCACGACTTCGACAGGTTGCTGCAAGCTATGCTCACGCTACCTTCGGGATAGCCTATCGCTATTTCCGTGTAACGCACATGGAAACGCTGTTCATATACCGCTCTGCTTCGTTTCATACCAGCCGCTTTCCTTTTAGCGTTAACATAAGCTCAGGACGTGTAGCCACACCCAACTTCGCAAAAATACGTTTCCGCATGTTGTCTATATTGGAATAGCTGCATCCCATTTCGTCGGCAATCTCTTCGTAGGTGAGCGAAGTATTTACCAGCATGTTCGCCACAGCAGCCTGAGTGGGAGTCAGTCCGCACTCGTACACCGGATTGCAGCACACCTCCTTTTTATCCTTGAAGGCGGGGTTGAATCCGTTGAACGGACAGTTATATCGCATAGGGCAGTGCGTGTTCTCGGTATTGAAGTCTTCCGGACCTTCATGGTCGGGAATATCGTCCTCGCGTCCGAAACAACAGTTCAGGCTTACCAGCGCAAGCTCTGACAGATAGCGGCTGCGAAGGTTCCGTATGGTCTTATAAGAACGTCCAAGTCGCATCTGCAGAAGCTGGTCGGCTGCCACCAGGTGTGAGGGATAGTTTTTCTTCATCTCGTCGAGGTATTCCTCTACGAAGTCAATTCCCGTCTTTCCGTCGTTCTTTACCGTGATTTCCTCTCCGTCTTCAAAAACAATTCTTGAGAATCCGTCCTGAATGCGTGTGTGCGCTTCCCATTGTCTTTCCAGCATGTATCCCATCACATTTCCTCCATTTGTTTCTTGTACTCCTTATAAATAGATTCCAGCCCGCGAAGTTCTACTTCCGTGAAATCGAAGTTACGGAAATGCGCACGCAGCGCATGTTCGCCCATACCTCGTTCTTTCATGAACTCGATAAATTCTCCCTTCTTTCTCACACCGGAAAAGAAGTCTTTCAGTTCCCCTTCGTAGTCAGGATCAAAATCTCTCAGGCATTTTTCCACGCCTTCCGCCTCCCACCGGCGCACGCGGTTCAACCTGATCTTCTGGTACGCCGTGCTCATGCTCATTCCGTAATGTTCCACCAGGTAGCGGCTAAATCCCAGCCGCATGGGGCTCAACTTTTTTTCGGATAATGCTTCAATGATGCTCATTTTCATACTTCTGATATATATTGTCGTTTCTCGCTTTTGCGGTTTCGGTCGTTTTTTGTTATTTTTACCCTACAAAGTAACAATTTTAATTTGACAATCGCATTATAATTGTTACTGAAATAACAATTTTAAACTGATTTTTTATGTATTATTTCAATTCTTTCCTGTTCAATAATCTTCCCAAGCTCTTCGGCCTGAGCGAAAAAGGCGTGTCGGAGAAGGTGTACGGAAAATCATACATGTATAAAAGAAAGGTTGATAATCAAGACAATATACTCGTGCATGACATCGTAATGGTGTGCAACACATTCCACATAAGCCTGTCAAACTTCATTATGTCGGCTCCTCCTGAAAATTTACTCGGTAATCGCTTCAAATATGTCATACCGGATGAAGATTTTAAAGAGGTGAGATTCATACCCGAAAACTTGCGCTGGCTCTACGGTCCACAGGGACTTACCAAAATTCCTTCGCTTGCTGAATTTTCGCGTCAGAGCGGAATATCAGTCACCAGTATCGTAAGGTGGCAGAATCCGAAGATAGGAGGGTGTACGGTTAACTGGCTTATCGGAATATGCAACCGTTTCGGAATCGACATAGACGTGTTCATGGAAGACGAGAATGAGAAGCTTGAAAAGTACGCGGCCACCGAGACGGAAATATCGCCGCGCGTGTGGCAGGAAATTTCGGAACTCAAAGAGGCTATAAGGCAATACCGGCAGGAACGAATCTCACTTCTGGATGAAAACCGCAAGCTGAAAGCAAGAATCAAGGAAACGGAGCTTGTGGCAGAAGAAAGCACCGAATATACCTACGCAGACAGGAAAGTCAGGGAATGGAAGGCTAACTGGGGACTGCTGGAGAACTTTCATATCGTCGTGGGAGTGTCCAGACGAAAAGTGATTCAGGATGCCGGCATGCAGAATTTCAGCGAACTGTTCATCGAAGGAAACATGCTGATTACCTCGCTGGTGAAACTTTGCAACAAATACCATATCAGCACAAGACACATATTCTATCGGGATAACGGCATTGTTCCGGAAGTAAATGTGTACGACTATTACCGGTCGGACAACTGGAAGACGGTAGTTTTCCATCCGGAATATGTGAATGATTTTTTCGGGAAGGAGAGCGTGACGGGTATAAACCGCTCGGAACTGCTTGAACGTATGAATATTAGCGAATGGAAACTTCGTGCATGGCGAAAAGAAAACAGCACCATGCGAATAAAAGACATGCTGGAGATATGCAACCGGTTGGAAGTAACACCTTACTATCTTATTTCGGATCAGAATCGCATGGATATTTCATTTGGTGTAACCAGTGCGGAAATCCTGCTGGAAGAGAACCGTATGCTCCGCCAGCAGGTTATCCGGTTGAAAGAAAAACTACAGAAGAAAAACGGAGAAGGATTCCTTCCGTTAGACGAATGAGTTCATAGTACTTCCTGAGAATCCATACCGCACACTGAAATTCACGGAAATAAGACCTGGTTTAGCGCGGTCATAAAGTTTGTTCGTCTCTTCTGGTATGATGGCGACGGGTATGTATGTGCCGTTATCGTACATCCATGCCTTTCGCGTCACCACAAATTCCGTGAGCCACCATTCGGCCCACTCTCTGTTTACAAATCCGCTGCTCATGGAAAAAGTTCCTGAAGGCGTCTGTGCATAGCTGGCAGTGCGCGTGGTAGCACGGTAGGAAATGTCAGCAGGAAGCGTGTAAAGCTCACTCTGTATGTCATACTCCAGCGAATCGCGCGTAAAAGCGACTACACTTTCCATCAAACCGAACCCGTTCAGGAATATGAAGTGGCGCATGAGCGGGTTTGTCTTTACCGCATAGCGCTTCTTCCCGGTTTCAAATCCGGTGTTCACTGTAAGCTCACCTTCCTTCAACGATGATGTGATTATTTGCAATGAATCCGGGACCAGCGCACCACGTGTGTATTCGGAATATTCTTTCGATTCTTCTCCCTGCACTACGCTGTAGGTAATGGTGTCCGATCGGGTACTTACTGCAGGAATACACAGTATCCATCCCAATGGGACAATATCTCCCTCCGGTTTACGGCTCAAGATGCGTCCCTCACCTAAAATCTCTGTGGTATCTACATTGGATGTGGTAAGGCGTTCAAACTCCGTGAGCCTTCCGGGTATGGCATTGTACTGCTCGGAAGTGGTTTCTCCCTCTTCTATTTCTATCATGCCGTCCAAATAAGATTCCTTATATGTAATAGTATATCTAGCGGCATAGGACATTTGAGAAATAGTATTTGTACTTGTCACATCAAAAGTCATTTTACGTGCCAAAGCGGTTTTTATGGTTTCTCCAATATTAAATACGGCTGTCCCGTCTGTTCCTACTTCAAAGGAATAGTTTTCTGAATAGTTAAACTCTTCCGATGCAGCAAAAGCTGTTGCATTTACCGTAATCTTGATGCGCAGAAATGTTTTTCCAGACAACGTAGTCTTTACTTTTACGATAATAGGATCGCCTGAGAATGAAATCTGAGGCGGCTGCTGTAAAATCTGTATTGCCATTTTCCTGATATTAAATAGTGTAAAGTTCTATAGTTACATCGGTCAAGCCATTTACCCCAAGGGTATATGATATTTTATTGATAAATCCAATAAACTGTCCTATACGATATTTTTTTAAAAAATTTATACCAATTATTTGTGTTATGCTTAAACGAACACTTAAAATAATTGTTTTCCGATTTTCCTTGAAGTAAATATATTCAGAAAGAAACTTTGATACAAGTCCTCTTTTAGAATATTCCCCGTCTATTGAATATCCATCTTTTTCTGCCGTCAGTTTAAGAGAGAATCTTCCAGACTGGTCAGCTCCTCCTTCTTCCAATCCATTGTAATCATACATCCGGCCATAGCAGTCACAACTGTCCGATGTAAAAGCGTATGAACCTACAGTTTGTATCCATGTATCATTCCCTTCTCCGTCATAATTGGTATCTGATATTTCAATAGAAGATTCATTCCCAGGACCTCTCATAATCCCTAAAGAATATCCAGCATCATAGCTTCTCAAAGGAGATTCATCATTGGATTCTGTATCAAATAGTTCAGAACATAGCGCACGTAAATATATATAGCTCATTAAATATCCTTCAGTGCTTTCCCTTCTAAAATAAGCATAACCTTCTGAAATGTTTTTATCTATTTCAGTACCATTCTCTAATTCTACATCTACAAAAACTGCTTCTAATCTGCTCTTCGTATCAAGCGGATTTGTATTGCCTGGTCTTTCCATTGTAGTAGGTGGTCTAGTATTACTTCTTGAGCTGAAGTCTGATCTCAAATTTACATTTTTCGTTATACCTCCATCGGCTAAAAGCTCCGCCGATACATAGTTTGTTATTATCGGCTTGAAATTTATTGTAATATCCTCCGGAGAATCAGCATCTTTTGGATATATATAATCCCTGAATCCTCCAACTTCAAATAATGAAGGATCACCTCCTGTCTGCTTATTTACTTTTACTCTGTAAGCATTGCCGGTTGTCTTGTCTATTTTACAATATCTATCAAAAGAACTTATTCCATCATTCAATATTTCTTGATAATTATCATACTGCTTTGTAAGATTATAGTCATCATAATTGAAAGCATCATCGTTATCTTCTCCATAAGTCAAACGCTCTCCTTGTATTTTTTCTCTTTTTAGTGAAAAATCTAATATTTCTTCCGGAGTCAATATTTCCTCCTCTTTATCTTCCAGCACGTCTTTGATATATATTACCGATATTTCATTTGTATATGAATCAAAAATAAATTTTATACCAAAAGCATTCTTTAAATCTTCTATTATATCTTTTGCTGATACATCCGGAAAATTTTCATTTGTAGCATATAAATCATAAGCATAATACTTAAATTTGTTTGTGCTTATTTCTGTATCTACCACTCCCGGACGAGCTGATCGAGACCATAATTTAAGTTGAAAATTAGGCCCAAGAAAGTCTTTTCTCATTATTTCCGATAAAGGAATTTCTCTTCTGTCTTCTGATTGTGTTACATGGCATTGGGTAGTAAAAAAAGCTAAACGATTCATATCTTCAACTTCCCCCATGTCATTCCTTTTGACCGTTAGATTAAGATATTTAAACAGACAATCTATAAAGTACATGACATAAAAGCAAACCCCACTATAAGGCCTTTTGGCATCAAGTACTTTATAATATCCATCAGCGTTCGACGTACAAACCCTTACGTTGCAGTATGTTTTTATTGGATAAGGCTCGGATACATTATATTCAGTATAATTCATCATAACATAATCAGGAAGATTTACTTTATTCCTAACTTTTTCACTTTCTGCTTCTGATACTAAATATCCTAATTTTATCTGCTGGTCAAGCGGTACATCTCTGGCATTGATTTCTTCTATTCGGTCCATAAAGTCACTGTTCCCGGAAATAAATGTTAACGGCACGCTTTCCTCAAACTCTATCTCACTGTCTGTCTCTATTTTACCTCGATACAGCATCACTCCCATAAACCATATTTCTGCGGGCATTTTGTCTATATCATTCAAGTAAATATCTCCATACGGGTCTGCAATATTCTGAAAAATTTCTCGATTTGGCTCTAGAGGAATTTCAAAAGGGAACGAAAAAGTCCCCTGGTCATTGAATACAGGACTTGTCTGTTCCAGACTTAAAGAAAAATCGTCAGGAAGATAAGCCCATTTGCCGTTTATTTTTATCTGTATACCTGTCATGTCTTGCTTTATTTAGAAAGTCCTCGTCTTGTCATAAATTTGCTTGCTTTATTCAGCTGGTTTACGGCTCCTTTACTTCCGTAAGGATCAACCGTTGCGCTAATAGGCTTATTAAGCCGTTCAGTAAGTGCATTTACTGCGCCAGTCATTTCTGCAAGTATTTGTGCTATCTGATCCCCAGACATCCCGGAATAGTTATCTTGCTGTCTTGCCTGAGAAGATTGCACAGCCATAGAAGGATAGTTCCCGCTGGCAAATGTAGGCATGGCGGCCGATTTGAGCTGCCCGTGCCGCGCAATGGTGAGGATGCTGTCGTAGATGTGCGGATAGTTCAGAATAAGCTTCTGTGTCGTATCGCCGTCCACAATCATTTCAGGCTTCTTTTCAGAGAAAATACCGAAATGCGCACCTCCGCCGTACACTCCCGTTTTAAGCTCCTTCTGGTAGCGTGCGTTGTATATCTGTCCGTCGTTTCCCAGTACCGGATAGTCACCCTCTGCGTAGGTAAGCATTCCGGCTGCTACACGGCCCTTGCTGCTTGATGATGCTCCAGTTACTGCCGCAACTTCCTGTTTTGACTTTGTAAATGCGCCCATAGCAAGTCCCATAAGTCCATTTAACGCAGCAGAAATTACGGCTATCAGAGGAATACCCCACCAGCCCAACTCTTCTATAATTTTAGCAGAACCGCCGGCAATAGCGCCCGTTATTTTACCGCCCATTCCTTTTTCGCTCGCTGCAAGCCCGGAAATGATCGTACTTCCGGCGCTTTGCACAATTGACTGGTTTCCCGACTGCTCAATAGCCACTTCCTGTTTTTTAAGCGCCTTCTTGGTTAGAAGTTCCTGAATCTTCTGCATAATAAGTTGCTTTGTAAGATTCATGGTTGTCTGAATAAGCTGTTGGGCAGCCTGTTTTCTGTCTTCCACTTCTCCAAAAGCCGCTTCACCCATTTGCCCGCTGAAATCTACAATGGCATCGGTATATTCCTTCAATGTATTCAGTTTACGTTCCTGAATTTCCATCTCCTGATTATCTAGGTCATTCATGGCTTCATTCAATTTTTGCCGGGCATCGAGCGTCATTTGCATCTGTGCGCGCTTTGCTGCTTCGTATGCCGCATTTGCTTCAAGCGATCTGTCCCTGTAATCCGCTTCAAGGTCTGTGCCCTCAACTTCCTCCAGTTTTGCGTCTGCCAGCAGCTTTTCCTGATAAGCTTTGTCAACTTCCATCTGCATTTCCTGCTCCATCTGTTCAAGATAAGCCTTCGATGCTTCTATCCGCAGCTTGTAGTATTCCAGTTTCGCATCCTCCACCATGCTGTCTGAAGCAAGACCAAGTCCGCTTGCGGTTTGCATCAAGTCAACGTTTGCCTGAGATTCATCGGTCCTTGTCTGCCAGTCTTCCTTCTGTCCGCTCTTTTCCCATTTCTTTTCGGCAATCTTTTTCCTGCGCTCGATGGCACGGTTTTCTGCTGCTTCGTAATCATCATTATACTTCTGAAGCATGTAAAGAAGCGCCTGATAGTCTTCCGTAGTCTTGTCTTTTCTCCATTCGGAAAATTCAGTCTGCGCTTCAATTCTTTTCCTGAACTCCTCCACATCAATAAGATATGCTTCCTGAGACATGGAACGGAGAATGTTCATACGCCGAATACCGGATTCCTCTGTCATTTCTTCCTGCTTCCCGAAAAGGAGTTCAAGTTTGTCTATTGCAGACATAAATTCCTTGTCTACTTGTCCGGTATAGTCATTGTCAAGAAGAATTTTCCGTATGGCTTCCTGGTGCTTCAGCAGGTCTTCACGCATCTTCAGTTCGTCTTCTACCAGTTTAAGCCTTATTCCGTCTTGCATGGCCTGACCTTTATCCAGAAGGTACTTTGACAGTTTTTCCAAGTCTTTACCATCAAGACCGTAAGTTTTCATCTCTTCCTTACTAAGCGATTCCATGTCACCAAGGAATGACCTGCGAAGTTTTATCCGTGCGTTAAGATGCTCAAATTCGTTAGCCTCGAGCTGACGGTTCATTTCCTGCTCGGTAATTTCCTCATTTGCACGCCGTTCCTTTATCAGCGTCTCACGGGATACGAAATATGCCTCAAGTGCAGAAAGCGCAGCGGTCATTTCATCATTCATTTCTCTTTTTTCGCCCCTGGAGCCGGACTTGTCGTTCAACAGCTCTCCACTGGTATTATACCCCATCTTGTTAAGCTGTGCTTCAATTTCTTTCAGTTTCTTCATGTACCAGTCCATAGCTTCTGCCCTATCCTTAAACTCTTTGGCGTATGCAGTAGAATAGTCGGCATCTTTTCGCATACTTGTTCTTTCAGCAAAAAATTGCTTGTATTTAGCTACAAGCTGGTCTACACTTGCATCGTCTATTGTGCGTCCATATCCCCATATATTCGGTTCTTTTTGCTTGGAAGTCTTTTCTACCTGCGAAATGGCTTTCTCATAGAAATCCACATAGCTTTGCAACTGCTGCTTCTCTTCGCCAGAAAGAAGAGAAATCTGCTGTTTGGCTATTTTGATATATTCATTGGCTGCCTTTTTCAGCTTCTCATTGTGTTCTAAAAGCTGGTTTTCATTCAATGAATCTGTTTTTACCTTCTGCAATTCGTTCCATTCGGATGTAATGGCATTCAGCATTTTAGTATTTGCCGCCTTTACATCCTGATTTGCTGCGTTTATTTTCTCTTCCGTTTCAGTTACAGCCGAATCAACTGCCTTGTCGTAATCTTTCAGCACATTGATATAATCGCGAACCCCTTCACTTACTTTGAAAAAATCCTGATAAGTGTAGGCATTCCCTTCCGTGGAGAACTTTTCACGCAAGGTAGCGTAAACCTGCTTTACAATTTCATCTACCGGCTTTTTAATATCACGGTTTACTATCTGCTGCACTACGCGCAACGCTTCATCTGACCGTACATCTGAAATACCCTGTGTTTCTTGAAGTCCTTGTTTTATATTACCAAGTGCTGTACTTACTCCTGATGCGGTCTTTTCAGCCGCTTGTTCCTGAAGTTTTTCCTTTAAAAGCAACGATAGCCTTTCACGTATTTTAGCGTTTACAAGTTCCTGTGCAGCAGAAAGTTTTTCGTTACTGTCAGCTTCCGTAAGGAGGAATCCTATATAATCTCCATATCGGTCATTTATCTGGTTGATAAGTTTCAGTTTTACATCCTTTTCCTGATTCTCTTTCTTTGCCCCTTCAAAAAGCGCATCTACACGAAGCCTTTCACGCTCAAGTTCCTTGTTGTAATCATTGGTGGCTTTTGTAATATCGCTAACTTTTGTCAACAAATCATATACAGCATAACCAAGCGTAGTTATTCCGGCAACCACAAGTCCAATTACATTTTTTTTCATGGCTGTATTCAATGCAGAAAATCCTTCCTTCCACAACGTTGTATATGTACTTGCTGTGAATATTGCCGCACCTGCCGCTTTTGCTGCAACCGTAAAAGATGCAAGCCCAAGAACAAGTGAAGTAACTGAAGTTTTAAATACTTCTGCTCCGTCAGATCCGCTTTTTAACCATTTTACAAAATCAAGTAGCGTGGATAGAAACTCTTTTAGTCTTTCTACGGCATTTGAATTAACGAATGTTTCCTTTATTTCGTTGCCAAGTCGGTTTACTATACCAATGGCACTTTCCTGTTTAATATTTGCTTCATTGGTCACACTAGTGGCTTCAGCGTACGCCTGGCGTGATAATTCTACACGAGAACGAAGTACATCAGTGTTCTGTGAAAGCGTAGTGATAACTCGGTTCATACGCTCTCCCTCGCTCCCAAATTCTTTCATTATAGGAGCTAATGCCTTCAATCCATCCTCTTCACTCATCCCCTTCAACTTACCCAGAACAACCAGCATAGCATCCATGGTTTTACCTGCGCTTATCATGTCTTCAAGGACTTTATCATCTATACCTACAGCCATAGCGATTGACCTTGTATTAGTCTGTAATGCAGATATAAATGAGGTAAGAGCCGTACCTGCCACTTCCGCGCTTTCAGCATTTTCATCCATAACCGCACCGAGAGCTGCCATTTCCGCCATAGTAATCTTGGATACGCTTGCCACAGAGCCAATACGGTTAATAATATCGGTAATAGGTCCGGCTGTGGCAGAACTTGCAGCAGACAATTCATTGATAGAACTACCAATAGCCAATAAAGCTTTTTCTGTTCCCAGAAGTTTACCTTCTCCTGTAAGATTGCTGATTTTTAGAAGGGTGTTTACACCTTCATTACCAAGTTCATTTAATGCAATAGTAAGCTGATCTGCCGCACGCACAAATCCAAGCACATCTTCCTCCGTTTTCAGACCTGCCTGTCCAGCCGAAGCCGCAAGACTATAAAGCTGTTCCTGCGCCGTTCGTGTGTCTATCTTATCTATGTTTTTTGTAAGATTCGCAATCTCTTCACTGGAAAGCCCGGTTGTTTTCTGGATGTCAGCCATGCTGTCGCTAAGTTCAAAATTCGCCTGAGCCATTTGCTTTATACGCCCGACGATTTCATTGAATCCGGCGTAAACCAGCACATACGATGTAAGTCTTTTCGCTGTAGCTACAATCTGGTTGTCGTGCTCCTGCCAGCTTTTTTTCACATCGTCTATCTGTGCACTTACCTGACGAAGCTTAGCTGATGTCTTTACATACTCCTCTGTACGTCTGGTTGACTCCGTTAGTTCTTTCTGCAATTGTGCGGCAGCCTGTTGCAATTCTTCAAGCGGAGCCGTACGCAAGCGTTTCATTACATCGTCTACATTTACAAGCTTATTGGAGACCGCCTGCTCTGCAGATTCAATATCCTTAAAAGCATTCCTTATTTTATCCAGTTGCTTCGTGTCGCCCACTTTTAACTGGCTTTGATAGTCCTGCAATGTTTTTTTCAACTGCTGAAGGTCTTCGTACGTCCCGTCAAAAGTACCCATTCCAACTTTACCGGCCTTGTCGAGAGCTTCATCCAGACTTATAACTTCATCAGAAGTAGTCTTTATTTTCCCATTAAGCGTGGCAATAGCATCTTCGACCTCCTTTATTCCCTTTGTGTCGCTGATTTTAAGCTTCTGCTTGTATTCTTCAAGCAATTTGATAGCCTCTTTCGTCTGCCCGATAGTCCCGTCAAACGTCCCAGTCTGAACTTGTCCCAAAGTGGTTTTTGCCTGCTGAGTCACCCTCCTCGATTGCTCCATTTCCACCGTGCGAAGCTGTTCTGAGAATCTGGCCATTTCCTCAGTTCCTTCCTTGGTAGTTCCCATCACTTCCTGTAAACGCTGGCGAAGCGTTGAAAGTGCCTTGTCGGATGCATCGCGTATATTCCCGAATATTGTAGCGAAACCTTCTATATTCTTCTTACGACGCTCAAGCTCTTCCATGATTTTGTTCAGCATGGAAGCGTTATATTGCATTTTTTCAAGGTCTTTAGGGTCTGTTCGTGCAAGCTGCTGCTGATAATAATTACGGCTTGACTTTAAGTTACGTTCCGTTTCACCTGAAAGGTCGCTTAACTCCTTTGATATGTTGTATATCTGTCTTTCAGTATCCCTTATGACCTTATTCATGGACTTGAAACGTTTCTCACTTTCCTGTATTTTTTTCCCAAGTTCATCATAAGCTTTCGGATCAAGTTCAAAAAGCTGCTGCTGCTTCATGGACTCTATCTCCTTCGACAGTTGAGCAGCTTCGTTCTTCATTTCCTGAAGCTGCTTTTTTGCCTGAGTAGTTCCGCCTATATATACGTCTATTCGTGCTTGTTGGTTCCTGTTGTATGCCATGCCTAGTTTGATTTTTACCCAAAGTTACCTATCGTAAAAAGCAAAATGAAGGACAAAAAAATATAGGCTCAACGCACTGGTTTTCAGAAAATCACTATATTTGCAAAAACAAAATACCATGCAGAAATCATTGGACGAAGCAAGGAAACAAAAATTCCTTGACTTGAAGAAATGGGCGCTGACCACAATACAGAGCATACACAGAAACTACGGAACACAGAAAGTATGGCCAAGAGGGTATCCCGGTCCCTACATCGGATACCGCAACACACCCGCAGCCAAGCGAAGCACTGGAGAATCTTTCAGCTACCGTAATTTCTATGCGAAGGTCTACAATATGGCAGAGGGCGATACGGAAAAAATTTCCTTCTTTTTCCGATATTATCTTTTCTTTGTGGACATGGGTGTGGGACGTGGAAGAAAATGGAGATTTGAAGGAGAGGATGCCAAATGGAACAAATTGTATGAGGAATGGAAGGGACAAGGTGACAGGCAGCAGCGTCCGTTCCTTACAATGGAAATCAGACACCAGATAACAAGACTTAGCGAAATGGTGCAGGCATACTACCATGACATCGTACAGATAGATGTGGTAGAAGCTCTTGAAGGGAAAAGCAAAAACTGAATATAAAAAACCATCCGGAAATATCATTAATTTCTTCCGGATGGTTTACCCTGTTCAACAAACGGGACTTTCAATTTTTATCACCGGCTTTGTCAGCAGGACTTTCCCTGACTAATATCTCACAACCAAGAGCCTGTGAAATCCTTATCAGTGCAAGAATGCTTTCATCCTTTCCGAGCATGATGCGGTGAAGCTCGTCGTAAGTCACAGCGGCCTGGCCTTCCATGTTGTGAATGTACATTCCGCACACTTTGGCTCTCTCTGCAAGAAAATTAGAAATATTTTTCGCACATTCCTCGGCTTCCTTTTCTCCGCAGTCGGCCTGCTTTGGAAGGTTCATCGCACGACGGACGCTGTACATTCTTGCTCTTTCCAAAATCACGCAGCAGGATACAATAAAAATTCCTGCCAGAACAATCGTCAGATTTGTCATTTCTTTCTTTTTTAAAGGTTAATTTTATCTGTCTTTTTACTGTTGAAACAAAGATTTAAAAACTATTCGCCAGCAACCTCTAAAGTGGTTTGCGGCAAACCTCTCGAGCGATATGCAGCAAACCTCTCAAGTGGTTTGCTGCATTTGTTTTGACAGGCCCTACAGGCTATTGTGGAGGGGGTGCGCAGAAACGTAGTTTCCCATCATCATAAGAAGGGTTTTCTGGCCGCTCGTGTCGGACGAAAGAAAGTCCAGAATCTCCTTGAAAAGTGAGCGCGAGCACTCGCGTTTCACACTGACCAGATAACCGCTGCCGAGCAGACTTTCCAGTTCACGTCGCACGGTGTGTTCGGGCATGAAGTCCTCATATTCCACATAGGCCAGCACGCCTTTCCGGGTGCTGGTAAACATAATGCTGTGTCTTACTTCTCCAAAATAGCCGTCTATTGCTTTTCTTGCTTCGCGCTTGTTCATAAATGTCCTCCTTTCTGAATGATGATGCGTGAAAAGAACTCGTATCCTTCACGTGTAATGTAAGGTGTGTAGTATTTTAGCCCCGCTCCCGTTGCTCCCGAATGTGCGGCAAGCATCAACCCGCGCCGTGTGCTTTCCTCGGAAGGGGCGTTGTAGCATTCCGGCGACGAAAGCAGCCACCCTTCACGGCGAAGAAAATCAAAAACCTGTGCCGAGCGTACCAGTATGCCGTGCTCGCGGCTTATAAGTCTTGCCATCTGCCGCACAAGCATCGCATCGCGGTGGTGAATCCTTATTTCCCTTGCCGTAAGAAACGGAATCGGATTATCCCTGCATGGCAGCTTTGCGCATTCCGCTACGGGTTGCACCGCTGACGGAAGAAGCGGAACTTCAGGCAATGCGGCCACCATCCTGGCTATTCGTAACCTCTCTTCTCTTTTCATGGCTGCACTCCTTCCATCTTTATGGTTTCCATTATCCGGAGAAATCCCGCCTCGGTGAAAAGCGGACGGTAAGTAAGGATACCGCTTTCCTCGTCCTTGTCAGGTTCCATGGCGTATGCGTATCCGTGCATACGTGAAAACTCCGTGGGCTTCATTCGCTCTTGCTCTTTTGCCTGAAGGAACTTGTGCTCATAAAGGAACTGCAATAGCGAAAAAGGGGATATTTCTATGCTAAGCTCTTTCCACAGACGTATCCGCAGGTCCTCCATATCCATGGCACGGTACATGACCGAAGGCGTAAGCACGGGGCTGCTTATGTATATACACTCGGGATACTTTTTGTAAAATTCAGGCTTGTAGTACATGTCCGATACATCCTCCTTCTTCCACTCCTTCAATCCTTCCACATCGCCTGCAAATGCGGACACAATCTTTTCCAGACGCTCAACCCGCTTCAAAAGGCTGCTTTGCTCTTTTCCCTTCGGAAAAGCTGAGGGAATTGATACATGAAGGCTTTCTTCACGGCATTTTTCCATCTGCTCCAGACGGTACTTTAGCACGGCTACCTCTTCTTTCTTTCGTTCAAGCTGTTCAAGCGCATCTCCCAGTTCCTCGTCGCTTTCTATCAGAAGCAGGGCAAGTTCTTTCCTTCCGTACTTGCTCACGTCTATATCGTCCTGCTGCGGTTTCGTGACCTGCTCACGGAGCTTTTTCTCCATTCGGTTGAAGGCCGAAATGTAGGCTTCCTTAAACCGGGCTGCCTTGGCTCCCGTATATCCCATGACAAGGAAAGTGAATCCGTCCTTGGTCATGGTGTAATACTTTGTCTGTGTACTACCAACTCCTAACTGTTTGGTTTCCAGGCATAGCGCAAAATTTCGCTCATGAAACTCCTTGCTGCAATCCAAATTTCTTATGTCACGCAATACGTCACTATTGCGTTTTCCAAACACTTCTGATACAATTTTGCTGTTTGTAAGAACCTGCTCGTTTTCTCCAACAAACACCAGTTCACTATTCAACACTTCTTCCATAATTACTAATCCTCGCCTTTAAATTCATTTTCCATTTTATCCAAATCTTTACACCCTGTGACACCCTGCATAATGCGGACAAACGATACAAGCATGCACCATGCAGTGAATAGTCCCAAAGGAACTATGAGAATTACTTTTGCCACAGCAGGAATAAATCCCGAAAACACAACGCAAGGAATAAAAACCG